CAGGAACACCTAAATCTGATCCTGGTACGTTTTCATAAGCATCACCACTTGGATCTGCATAAACACGATCAGGAGCACCCAGATCCGACCCTGGAACATTTTCGTACACATCATCATTTACACCAGGATAAACTCTATCAGGAACTCCAAGATCTGCCCCAGGAACTCCACTATAAACATCATCGCTTACACCTGGATATACTCTATCAGGAACACCCAAATCAGAACCAGGGACATTTTCATAAGCATCCGCTGGAGGAACTGGTGGATACACTCTCTCCCTCGGTCCACCTTCCCCCATGGTTTGTGGATTTGGTAGATTACCCTTAAATATATTATCAATGCCAGTTTCAGAAGCCCCATTTAGAAAATTTTCCAAATTATTGAACCCAAAGGATCCATTTTGGCTTGTCATTCTTGATAACTGTGACGGATTGAAAGAATAAATGTTCCCAAGGAGAGATTGGTCTATACCACTAAGAACAGGGTCTATAAATTGATTTATCCCTTCATTAACCAAGTCAGAAACTGCATTAGAAACTATATTAGTTAAAGCTTGCTGTCCTGCACCTATTATTCCTTCCAAAGATAAAGTATCATCACCCAAAAATTGGTAGCTGGATCTGTTTTGATCCCACCCATCAGCCAAAACCAAGGGTTTTCTATCCTGCCTTATATTTGGATATTGACTTTTCATTCTAACCTTACCAACATGTATCTTGAATGATTGTTTTTCAGGATCCGCTGTACTAGATCCCATATCGGTCTCATTCGTTAGAGGTGTACTATCGCTAAAATCAAACTCACATTGACTACATTCATAAACCATGACGGGTTTTATACCACTTTGATCCTGTTGATTTGTGAATGCCTCAAAGTCATTCTGGAGACCTGATCCGCTGAATACATTTCTAGCAAAAGATGAAAAAGCCCCTCCTCCACCTCCAGGATCAGGTCTTTCAGAACCTAGATTAAATCCATCTACGCTATATTGTCCATTACCCTGGGAATTTATGGAGGATCCGGGATTTCTGTTAGTCGTTAATGTTGAAGATAAATTATCAATAGCTGCCAGTGCAGTACTGGAAGCGGTGAGTCTACTAGTCTTAAAGAAATTTCTGATCTCAGTTACAAATATCCACATTGTAAACTTTCTCATATTCCTTGGTACAAGGTACCTCATATTATCAGCATCGAATGTAGCCTGATTGTAAAGGTCAGCTAAAGCAGTAATCCTTAAATTAAGAGACTCTAAGCAATTTATGGTTAGTGTTTTATCTTGGGTCCTTTGTGGACTAAAAGAATCAGCCCCATCACTATCCTGAAATCCGCTCTTAGATATTTTATCAAGTCTATCTAGACCTTCGATCGACTGGAAAAACCAAGGAGAATTTGTATTTATCTCCTGAAGGAGTTTTTGGAACTGTCTAATCGCCTGTGCTCTCCTTTGTGTATCACCGCCAGGAAAATTAGCTTCCCTCTCCAATAAATAATTATATGCTGAATAATATGTTACATCACTTTCTCTTCTTTCATATTGTGGCTGTCCAAAAGGATTACCAAGATTTGTTGCAGCACCAGCACCGTTGGTCAATGTATAATTTTGTGCTCTTAAAAGAGGACTTGGTGCCCACCCATAGTCCGGGTTTATTGGAAGTATGCCAGGATCAAAAACTATTTTAAATCCTAAATATGTCGGGTCTTCGTTTTTTCCAGATTCAGATAACTTAAATCCTTTTAAAAATAAATTCCTATTTTTATCTGTTGCTCTAATTCCCATATGATGTGGGTTATTTTACTATATTTATCCGGTAAGTAGATTAATAGGGAAAGACTTAGGAAATGCGCCAGCGCTATTCAAGGTCCATTCTCTCTTATTCAAATAGAGAACCTGGTACATCCCACCAAGTGTTTCATATTTTACTTCCATAGAGGTTACTATATAAACACCGGAAAGGAATTTATCCAAAACTGGGTTTACATCGCTCTCGGGTTTTTGGTCATTAGAAACTCCGGTATTTTCTTTTCTCTTACCCTGATCGTTAGCGTATATCAAAACAGGAATTGCCTGACCCCTGTAGATACCACCATAATAACCACTAAGCTGTACTTTTAAAGTAAATTTCTCCAAATCACCCAGATTAAATTCATTTTGAATTAAAGCTTGTATAAAATTCTCATGGACACCACCACCTGAAGGTGAGTTATTTAAAGATCCATACCAAGATTTTCTTATCTCCACCTTGTAAAGATCTTCCTTCGGTCTACCCTTTTGCAATACCTGGTTCTCACCCACAGTCTCAGAAGTTCCTGCTTCTATAGTATAATTTACATATTTTTCTGTTGGTGAGTTATCAGGTACAATAGCCTCGTCATAAAACTGGACCTCTTGGATATACCCATACTTATTGGACATATTACCAGATCTAGATAATAGGGTAAAATTGTTTATGAAGAATGGGAGATCCCCAGATCCATTTTGGTTGGTTAGAGCCAAAGGCATTTCTTGCATATCCAACTCAGCACCAGAGATAAAAGTATCGTTTGCTTCATCTCCTCCACGAATGACCTTAACCTGTTGGACGTAATCGGTAGCAGTTAGCTGGTTATTCAGGTTGACAAAGGTCAAGTTGTAATAAGGATCTATCCACAATTTATAGAAGCTCTCATCGTTTTTATAGGCTCTCTCAGCAACCTCATGAACAAAATTGTACAAAGAAAAGTTTGGACAAATCCAGGTCATATTATCGGTAAGACCACTGTCATTAGAGGAAAATCCAAGGTTCAAATCCTGCGATGCTTCAAATAAAGCATCATAGGATGTCATGTCCCTATATGCTTTAGAAATCTCAGAGTATAGACCGGGAACTCTAGTTTCACCAAGTATAGTGAACCTTATTTTATTTCCCTCAGGATCTTGTGATTGCGAAGATCTTACACTCAGTATATTAAAATCCATACGGATTGGCTTGTAAACCTCTTCCTTTGATCTAACATACATGGAAATAATATCGCCATCCTTGGGATAATTCACACTTATAAAAAGAGGATCATCCATAGTAAAACTAACCCTAAGTGTTGGTAGAAAATCAATCTGAGAAAACTCAAAATAATCCATGTACCTGTCTACGTAATATCCATTTATAAAAACTACAGGTCTATATGCACCCCAAGATTTATCATCGGTATCACTAAACAAAGGCTGATTCGGATTCTCCTGTCCAGATCGGTTAGGAACAACAAGCTCGTCTAGTCGAATACTAGTTTTAGCATAGTTATTTATTACTATTTGTTCAGATGGCATGCCTATTAGATGTTAGCGTTTGGATTTGGTACCGCATTACTCACGTCAGGGGCCAGACCTATAACAGAATTAGTTCTAACAGTTTGTCTTTCACCATCTTGCATTACATTAGGAGGAAGTATTTGTGGGGTAGGATTTTTAGCCTTAAGTCTTTTAGCTAAGAAATCTTTCCTAGAATCACTAACCTTAAACCTTCTCTGTTCTTGAGATTTCCTAAATTGGGAGTTTGGATTATTGTTGGATTCATCTTTTTTTAATAGTGATGCCTTAGTAGAAAACATGCTATCCACAGATTTTGTAGTAGGTGCAGCAAAAACCTCTCCTACGTCAATAGCAAAGGGATTAGAAATCGAATTAATCTTAAGAAGAGTACCGGTGTAAGCCATATCACCATAAATCTGATAAGCCATCGAATCCGGTCTCATTTGGTAATCATCCTTAGTAACAAAATATTTCTTAAATTTCACATCCACATTCACGTAAGAAATACTGGATCTTGCAATATCCCATATTCCATAGTTCCGCTGTTGTTGTTCAGAATCTGGATTAAAGATATTTTTATTTTTTGATAATGTGTCTATTCCAAGCATAGTAATTAAATTTTATGAAGGTTGTGCTCCCTGTCTAGCAGATATATCATTAGGGCTGTCTGTGGTTGGTGAACCACCTTTAAAATTCTGAACTGTCTGACCGTTACTTAGTCCCTGACTGAACGAAGATTGGTTGCTTGCATACGTAGGTATAGTACTCTGGTAAAGCCTTCCGTCGCCTCTATTAAACATGCTTTCGATTTCACCTCTCTCCCGATCTCTACCATGTTTTAACTTAAATGTTGCTATCACTTCAGTTGGGAAATCGTCGGGACCTAAAACCTCGCTAAATTCTATGTTAACACCCTCACAAATTAAATTACCAACCATAGCAATGGGATTCATCGGGTTACCAACAACCATGTGCCATTCTCCAGTAGGAGCTCCTGTTTGTAGGGCCACCGGTAATTGTATATTTTCTATAAAGTCGTCGGCGAGTGCAAAAGCAAGTATGTTTCCTATTGCAGAATCAGATTCTATCAGATTATTTAAAGAACCAAGATCACTTTTAGCCAATTGTTTAACAACACTTTGAAGTTCTGCTACTGCTTTTTCTACAGAATTAGCAGATTCTTTAAACTGCTGAGCTTGCGGGTCATTCATAGTAAGACCGTCAGGGTCAGAAAGATATTTAATAGCTGTTTTCGTCCACTTGATAGGATCAGAATAAAAAGCATTTAATCCCTCATCACCACCGGGAAATCCAATAGCAGGGAATGTATTATCATATCTAATATCAGGGGTTAAGAAATTACCATAGTTTGTACCAATTGCTAGTAGATTTCCTATTATATCCAACATTGCAGCTTTTGTGTTTACCTCGCCAACGGAAGTAAGCTCATAATGGAATTTTAAATCTATCGGGGTTTCAGTAAATGTTAGACCTCTACCTCTAACCCAGGTTCTATCAACAGTATCAACAGAAACAAAAATAAAATCAGATAGCGGACCCCCCTCACTAATCATCTTATCCCTGAGAGCAAAGTTAATCTTAGGTATTGTTACCTCCTGTCTCCCACCATCGGTTGCAGCAACAGCCAGGTTTGCAACATCACCCATCTTTGCTAATAGTTCACCAGCTCCAGATCCTGCTGCAGCACCAGCAAATGCCCTCCCGAGTACACTCTTGAAGAACCCCTGGTCAAACCCCTTTTGATACTTTACATCGTCTTGATTTTTCTGATCCCATACTAATCCTGCGCTAAATCCTACAATTTCATTGAGAGTATTATCAGTATTTCCACCCCACCAGGTCACAGCCTGAGCAACAGGTCTTCCAGCCCCTTGCTTTTTATAAAGATCACTAGCTAAAAGTTGTTCCGGTATAGATAGGTTATCTCTCATAGGGGCTGGGAATCTTCTAAGAGTAACCATATAATTGTTTGGTATGGTACCGTAGTATTTACAATATAAAAAATCTTTCCAGTAATAAGGGGCAGAAGCTCCTCCTATGATAAGAGATTTATTTCCTCTAGTACTGTTATTTGGTGTGGTGTCCTGACTGTCAGTTCCAGCGGTAGCATCAATTTCGCTTAAAACATCCTGAGTAAGCCTAACTAGTTGACCTGCTGAAGGGTTTTTACTAGCACCCCTTCCGGTAACACTTGAAACTGGGGAAATATTACTATTAAATTCCCTATTTTCCGATTTATAATACTCTTGTATGAAGTTATTTTGGTTATTACCAAAAGAATAAAGTAAAAACTGCCCAAATTTGGCATCATCAGAATTATAAAAGCCACCATTATAGAAAAGTGTTCTAGCAGTAGGTCCTTTGTTAGGATTAACAGAACCTAGGTTAGACATCCTACCAGTTAGCTGGGCAGAAGCACTATCCAGCTGTGCTTCTCTGGACCCATAAGTAGCGCTATTAGCAACATTGGAAGGACTTCCACTGCTGTTTCCTAAATGAGAATATTGTCTTAGTCTATCAGTGAACCCTTGGGTTGCTGATACAGATCCTGTGTTGCTTGAGGTTGACATTTATATAGCCAAGATTTTTTTTCACTCTATCTCGATCGTAAACTCAAACTCCTCTTCCATTTCTTCGCAGAGAAAATATTCTAAATTTTCTGCAAATTTTTTAGAGATGTTCTTATAGACAACCAAGAGGTCATTACATCTTGTACTATATATTCCTTGTGTGATTTTCTTCTGAACTGCGTAATTTATAACAAACTCGGACTCTGGCGATAACTCGTCCATATCATATCCAAGATCCCTAATAATCTTGCCTATATCAACAATATAGTAAGTTTTATCAGAGCAGTATTTTCTTTTTGCCTCTTTTAGAGACATAGAGGTAAGTAAAAAAGATATTTTTGGTATGTCCTTAGGCATTATTTTCGGTTTCCGTTTCATCAGAAGCCTGAGGACCTTCCTTTAGTTCATTTAAAAATTCGAATGAACCTGAGTTTACTTCCAAATTTTCTTCGACTCCAATCTCATTATTTTCTGAAATTTCCCTGGCTAATCTTTCCTCGGAGGCAATCTCCCTAGATTTCTGAGATTCTATTTGATTATTTCTTGTATCTTCCAAATTCTTAAGGTGAATTTGCTTTCCCATTTTCTGGGATCTTCTTATCCTCTCCCTCATCTGGTCAAAGGATTCATTTTTACCCAACAGGCCAAATTGTTTGGCCATTTGTCTTCTTTGTCTTCTTGATTGACTCATTCTGCTGAAAATTTAAAGGTATCATCTCCTGATGTTTCTCCGGATCCCTGTATATCTATGCCTAAAACATACTTAAATAATTTTAGGAAAAGACCAGGTATAAATATGTCTTTAGCTTTAACCACATCATTAGCAGGAATGAATTTAAATTCCATTTCTTGCTCTTCTGGACTACCATCAGTAATTGCTTCTCCTTTTTGTAAACCAGTAACATCTACAGCAAAGCAAGGCTGCTCGTGATCAACAAATTTGGAAGAAGTAACAGATCCAAGGTAATACCACCTATCATTTTCATCCGCTTTAAATCCACTCTCTTCCAAAAGTTCCCTCTTTGCAGTAGTAAGAAGATCAGGATCTTCATCCTCACTCGTACCTGTAATTAAAGAAATTGTTAAACCTCCTTCTCTAAATGGATTTGTCTCCTTAAGTACACCAATTGCTAGAGGCAATCCTTGATCATCAGAAACAAAAGGCATAACAACAACATTCATAAATGTTGGGACTATTCCAATCCTTCCGTCTCTCTCGACAACGTTTAGTCCTTTGGTTTCATATAATATTTTATTGGTCTCCATCTTCTATTGGTTTTTCCTTGTTCTTTTTTAAACTCTTGCTTGTTGACTTTTGAGTAGCGTCATAGTAATTTGATATAGAATCTGCCAGGGCTGATCTTATATCCTCTATATCAATACCCTCAGTTATATAGTTTATAATTTCATCATCAGCATTATCAAACGAGCTTATTAAAACGTTATACAAGCTTTTAGGAGGAAGGTTTAACTTAAGGGTTATGTTAACATTAACCCAATTTTCCTTCTGTTTTTTTAATAGCTTATATATCGGTGATTCTTCCAGCTGAACCGAAGAAACTGTATTCCTGGATGCTTGCTTATCGGAAGTACTAGGCAAGTTATTTCCTTGAATAGATTGTTCTAAAGCAGGTTCTGTAATGACAGGCTCGTCCTTGAAATCAACCCTTGTTGCCGGGAATTTATCTAGATATTCTTCGAGTAGCTCTACATTAATTCTTCCACCGCCTTTAAATTCAACAAAAGTCATTCCAGTGGCTTCGTCTGGAGAAACATCTAGAAATTTTTCGACATTTCCCATTTTATCTCCCTTTATCCATTGGAAATCATATTTGGATAATTCTTCTTTGACTTCGGGTAAAGTTTTTTCCTTTAGATCCATCTTTTTTTTCTTATTAAATATTCGACTCAACCATCCCATGTATCTTCAAAAGTTAAACAGTTAACAAAAACTTGTAAAGGGTTGCATAAAAAACAATTCACCGGACAGCATTGCTGGATTTAAGAATTATATGGCAAATGTGTGAAAGTGTTCCGGGTTTATTATTTTCCTAGGAACTTTGATCTAGCATCGGTGTACATTTCATCGATATGGGGTTCTGGAATAGAATTTTTAAGCATGCTCATAATTCTTTTTATCTCAGCTTTTTCTTCCATATTCTTATGTGTATTAGAATTAACCCCCTTATCAGACCAAGAGTGGTACTTAAATAGTTTCATTAAATGATCGACCAAATTCCTTTGCTTTGAATCGTCAGTATCTTCTAAACAAATAGAAAGTAAGTACTTATCTACCGGATTATTCAACATTTCATCTATAGAATCATGCTTACATTCAAAATTCCCTTTCGGGGTTCTGTAAAAGCAATTATATCTTCCCCTATTTCTCTTGATAGAAATTAATGGGTGAATAGAATCCAAATCCTTATAAATAAACATCTTCTTGAAAAGATCTGAGTCATTCTCTTTTACAATTTCAAATTCCATTCCATTTGAAATTACTCCGTCAAAACCGAGCGGGGAATTCCGATTACAAGATTTTACGTCATCCTCTATTCCAAGTAAATCTAGCATAACATTTACATCCTCTTCTATGTGGTTCATTTTCTTGCCTAAATTTCCATACTGAGATGAGATATACTCATCCACAATGTCCGCAAATTTATTCCCGTTTTCTCCACTCTTAAACCAATTCATGTTGGTATCAAAAGAAATTATATCATATCCAGGCTGAGTAGATACACCAACGTACTTTTTAGGTATAGAACATGATTTTTCTCCTATTTGAAAAACGAAATTCTCCCCGTCATCAATTCTTTTTAGGGTTACCCCAGGATTTTGTATTCTAATTTTAATCTCTCCGTTTAGATCAGGTCCAATTACACCTATTTCTTTCTTAGAGATTGAAGAAGATTCATTAAGTTTTACAAAATGTTCAAACTTTAAAGCCCTATCCATTACTTCCAAATAGTATTTGAATCCTAAAGTCCTTGGGATTCATAGATTTTCTCATGTCAATTCTAGCAAATGTAGGATCACATGGGATTAATTTAGATCCCTTCTGTATTATCACGGAAGAAACAGGAATGTTCGCATCTGGAACAATATCAAATTCAAATTCCTTCTGATCGTTTGGATAATCGTCAACCTTTATCTCAAGCTCAATGTTATCAACTAGAAAATTTAAATCCTGTACACCACCCTTACGTCTTTCTATACCCACTTTATACTCAATCTCAAATTCAAGAGAATCAACATCAGAAATTTCAGGAGGTCTATTTACGACTTCAACATCCAAGAATCCTAATTCCGATGTGAAATGATATTCACTAGTAACATTATTTTTTTTACTAGAGCTGAAGGAAATATAATCATCTATTCTTGGCATAGCAGGACCACTTTTTTTATGTATTATATATCAAGAACACAAATCAGTTCTTTAAAAGTCGAGAAGAATAGCCAGTAGATAATATATAGATTATAAACATAACTATTCTCACCATGAAAGATATTAAACCCACATGGTTTATCGAACATCCAGTCGATCAGGAATACAAACAGTACATTTTATTGGACTTCCTTTCTACCGTCAATAAAGACATTGCCGACGAGGACATATATTATCCGGTAAAAAGAATTTTTTCCATGATAAAGGAAATCAGCTCATTGAAAGTATGGATTGAAAGTAATTTTGAGGAAATTCCCGAAGACCTATCGGAAAGTATAAAAGAAGTTATACAGACCTACGAGGATAGTAAATTATCTGAATCTGAAAAGGACGAGTTATTCTCAATAATAGAGACCTCGCTTAATATACTCTATAAGTATGCAGATCTCGGAATGGACCTATGGAAAAACATAGAAAACCGGATCAAAGCATTCAGATTAAACAGTTCTATAGAAAGCAAAAATAGGGACAGAGGAATATTGATATTTAGAAACATGTCTACAGACCATCTGATCACATATTGGTGGCAGATCGGAAAGACCGATAAGGGATCTAAAGGGACCATGCTAAAGAAAATAAAGCTAAGGAATTGTTATTACTCCATGTCGTATGAATTTACTGTTCACGAGATATTAGATAGCATGGACATCAAGGGGGATCTTGGAATGGAAGTAAATGTGATGGAAATCTACGAAGATTTCTCGGAGGAGTCAGTTACTCTTAAAATTGCAAAAGAGCTTTTCATAAGGGAAATTAGCAAAGAGGAAGGTAAAAGAACCAATTACTGAGATTCCTTCCACACATTATCTATGAGAGAAATTCCCTCGTGTTGACGGGCAAGTCTTTCCTTGATAATTCCAAATCTGTTAATACCAGACCTCCAAAGGGCCTCGTTAAACCAAATATCTGGGCTGTCCCACGAAAACTCATCAAGTGCTTTTAGTATAGTACCTCTCGCTGATGCTGGTAATACTACACAATGTGCAAGAATTACCTTATTAGTTACATAAAAGTCCGGATAATTCTCATCAAATTCAGTCTCTGGGGACTGTAAAAATCCATTAACAAACCTAGAACCTAATGAAAGATATTGCAGATTATTAGAGTTGCAGAATTCTATTCCCCTCTCCAGGGAATTCATAAAGGACTCTGGAGAACACTCAAGTACACAATCACACTCACACAAGACCAATGCATCCAGATCTTCAGAAAAATTATCAAGCATAGCTTTTTTGAATGACTGGAAAGCCCCATAATGGCCTGGTCCATGGTTAGTGTTTTGAGATTGTGTCAAAGCCTGTGTATTTTTCCAATCCTCTCCTCTATATCTCTGGTTAACCTGTTGTTGGTAATCCAATCCCAGATTTCCAAGGGGAGATAGTGATGCAATCGATTCAACTTCCCTCCTAGTTTCGGGTTCTGTCAGTATATGTACTAGCTTAATATTCATCGTTCAGATAATCCTTGTTGTCATTTATAGTAAACAAAAAAGACAAGTTTCAAAAGAAACTTGTCTTTGTATACTCCTTTTAAAAGATATTACTAAAAATCCTCCAGTCTCCTTATTGAAAAAGATTCATTGACCTCAGATTCACCAAGGGCACTAGAAAGAGTTTGAGCAGAATTTGGTGCATTCACTATAGATGGACCTGCATTAGCAATGTTATATTCTCTATCTCCATCTGCATTATATCCAGGAACCTCGATTCCAGCTTTTTCTGGACTAAATACAGCGTCTGCATAACCAACCCAATCATAAGCAGGCTGTCTTTTAATTTTATGTAATCCTGTTCTTCCACCTTCACTTTCCTGATTCTCAGCAGAAAATGGCTTGTATGTTTCGTCGTGGACTTTTTTCTTGAATTGATCAAAGTCTAAAACTTCTCTTTTTGAAACGTCGTTTATGTTCATGATCTAGTTTTTTATTGTATTGTTGATCCTGTGCTTAATCCCATCGATTGCATTGACTGACCTCCGCCCATTAATCCAGACAAGAAATTAGCTACCAAATCTTTGTTAGCTTCCCCAGAGGGAACTTCTATATTTATATTATTGGGTTGACTTTTTGCTATTTTATCTATTCCGCTACTTAGCGTTCTAGCTTCGGAGGGAGATAATGTACTTTTAAAGCTATCTACATCAACTTCCTTAAATCCATTAAATGCCTGCATGTAGAAGCTAACTAGAGATTCTCTAAACTGACCTCTTCTGGTTTCATTACTTATCATCTCTGATATAGTTCTGTATATCCATCCAGTCGGATCTATGTGAAGATCTTCTGCAACACCATCCAATCCCTTTTCTGAAAGAAATTCAATAGTTGCATCAGCAAGCTTTGGTGCCAAATAAGCAGAATTTGCTTTACCTGCAAAAATAATTTTAGTAAGATCTGCAATAGGAATTTGCTCGACAAAGTTCTGGACAAGCTTACTAAATATAGATTGTTCACCAATGCCAAAGAAGCTCATTAGATAAGCAGAAGCCTTCCCTTTTAGAACATCACTAAAAGCACCACCAGCATACCCTAAGATATCACTGATCCAGTTTTCATTTACGCTTTGGTGTTCACTAGATTTAAAATCTTCAAAAGATTTTATGTTGTTTACCATTTTGGAGCTTTTTTCTTTATATATCGCTCACATTGGTAATTTATTTACTTCTGAGGAAAAGTTCTACTGCCTTATATCGATAGGCTATTTTATCTTCCTTTATCTTTGGATTCTTGAGTGGAGCCTTCTTCCTATTAATTATCTCATCAGGCAGAAGAGGGGCAAAGGTATCTTTCAAGATTTTTTTATCCTTTCTCCATTCCAAGGGTAAGTGCAATGCAAATCTTACCAAGTCCAAGTTAAGAAAAGGACTTCTAAGCTCAATAGTATGTGCCATTGACATTTTATCCAATCTAGGCAAGTGATAGAAAGATAATTCATCGAAGATATCAGATTTCTGTGAATCGTACTCGTGGATTCTTTTATACCCACCAAAAAGTTCGTCTGCTCCATCACCAGATAAAACTATTCTATAGCCACCGAATTTTTTCACTGCATCGAAAAGATGGTATTGTGGTATCACAGAACCAAGATCTATCGGGGATTCATTCCATTTTTTATAAATTAATTCGTTCATAGATTCATACATGCTATAATCTAGGAAAGAAACTGTTTTCCCCAACCGGTCTGCTAGCAAATCCACATATTCCCTTTCACCGTTTTCTATACTAAACCATCTAACTTCAGCACCAATTTCATTTAATACGGAAGCTATAATTGAGGAATCAAGACCACCAGAAATAAGTAAAGATATTGGATAGTCTTTTGAGACAAGTCTATTCCTAACGGACTCGAACATTTTTTCCCAAAGCCATTCCATGTGTTCCTCATATCCTTTACCAGCCAATTCTGATATTGGATGGTCAAATCCTTTATAGTAATTCTGATAAACGTTCTTAAACTCAGGATTATCCAGATTAAAGTTATAGATGTTATTAGGAAGTATTCTTTTTATATCACTATATGGTGTTCTATCATCAGTATTATATCCCCACTTTCTAACAGTGCTTATAAATGACTCATCAATAGGGGAATTCTCACTTATCAGTGGCTTTATTTCAGATGCTATTTCTCCACTGGTATTATAATAAAGACATTTTCTACCCAATGGATCTGTAAAGGCTATAATTTCATTGGTCGTGGAATTGTAAACTGTGATAGCCCAGAATCCATCCCAAGTTTGTATAACCGGCGAAAAAAGAGCACAGAACATCTCAAAACTTTCCCCTCTATATCTTGAGAATGCATCGACTAAATATTCTATATCAGAACCATACCTTTCCCTGTCATAGTTAAATATCTCACCGTTAAACAGCAAATAGATGCCGTCTGCTACCTCTATTGGTTGATTCCAATCATCACCATCAGAAGTCTGTATTGGAAGCCTGTGGTGGCATATATTTAGTCCATTCTTAGAAACAACAGTTTTTTCGATGCCTCTATGTTTAATTGAGTCCAGTACTTCTTCACCTGGAGTTTTAGTAATTATTATTCCGCACATTTAGATCATTTTTAAATCGCTCACCGTTTTTTCATCAAAGCTGTTGAATATACGGTGTACATAAACATTATATGGCTGATTTTGAATATAGCCAATAAGATTTTCTATAATTTCTGCTTCCCGATTATCACCATCCCTAAAGTCCCAATTATCCTTTTTTCTTGGAGAGTCATCTGGATTATTACCTGCAATAAAATAAATCTCACAGTTTTCTAGTAGTCCTTGACCGGCAATCATATCAAGCTGGCAATAAGCTTCTTTCTCTCCGATTCTACCTGAAAGAATTCCCCAGGATAAAACAGTTATTATACCACGATCAAGAATAAAATCTGACAAAAGACCATCCCTGGATAGTTGTAGAAGCATTAGCTCCTTTCCAAGAGCAAAGGAATGCGTCTCGTGAGAATTATCAGGGAAATCAAGTCTATTAAACCACCCAACAAAATCAAACTTATAAATAGGTAAATTTTTTATTTCAGCATATTTACGTGCTAAAAAGGTCTTCCCTGAATTTCTTGGTCCCTCGAATATCTTTATTTTCCCGGTCATTGGTGAGATGCTTTTCAAATTCTTTTATTGACTTAGACGTAATATATTTCGATAATTCAGAATTTATTCTATATTCAACGTTCCTATCCATGACAAGCTTTCTATCAGGAAATGCATATCTGGGAAAGTTCTTGTCAAGTTTACCATCTAGAATATATTTATAAACCAAACAATTTAGGACATGCTGCTCTGGACAACTGTGTGTAAATACTGGATATGGGTTTGGGTTTGGATATTTAGTTAATAAGTCCTTTCTCTTGCACAGATTCTTATACTCTCTAAAGAATTCTCTAGACCTAGGGGTGTTTTTAACTATTATCCTGCTAGAAGCTATCTCGTAACATCTGGATACAATGTCAGATTCAATTTTATTACCTATTATTGCATCCGTTGTGTATCTTTTTCCGTGTTGTGATACCAGATAATCTTTCTGAAGTCCGAAGTGTTCAAAAGGCATAAAGAAGTCTGACCTGTTTTCATAAAGGAGGAATTCTATTATCTCCTTAATATTTTCCCAGTCTGTTTGCCAATATTGTGGATATTTATGAAAATTACAATCATGGTAGATCAGTATATCATTCTCTTCTATCTCATTGAGTGTTTTATCTATTATAAAGGATTTAAAATCACCACATCCATTAGAGTTTAATCCAGGATTTAGATTGAAAACACCCTCGTGGAATTCACAAAATCCTTCGCTACCCTCGCATTCCTTAATGGATGTCGGAGTGTATATTGTAACGACATCAAAGAAATTCCCGAGAAGTAACCTAATATTATCTCCGTTATCACTAAGATCTATACCGGAATCGTAAGGAGGTCCCTGACTACAAAAGCTAATAAAATAAATCTTTTCCTTCCTCTCCACTAGTAAAAGTTAATCTCAATGGATTATAGGAATTAAAGGCCAATAAGTTTCTAGACTATCACTCCCTTGTTATAACGAGCATGGAATCAGAAATGTCAGGAGTAATGTCATCAATTCGATCAACACCTATTCTTTTGCAGTGCTTAGAAAGACTATTCATAATAGGCTTAACTTTACTCAAACTCTCTTTCATATTATTAACCTTATCTGGATCTTCGGTGCTTCCGATAATTGTGGATTTTAGAATATCGCTATCCACAGAATTTGTATCAAACAAAGCTATTTTTTCACTAGACATCTTTCCTCTCTTACCTAGAGATCCGTTCTTTCTTATATCAGAAATTAACTCATCTTCTGTAATATCCAAAGAGTTACATAACATTTTTACTGCCGGGGTCCATTCATCTTTATCTCTATTATAAGTTATTAAAGGTGAACAAACAATTACAGTATTGTACAAAGCTCTAAGCTCCCCAGGACTAAGACTTGAGATCCCATCGTTACCAAGCATTCCTTTTATACTAGATACCAAGGATCTCATAGAATTTGGTCTAATGTAACCACCAGATACCTCATCCATATTTGGAACAAAAGATCCCTCTAATTCTTCGTATATAGAAGCAACCTCACTTAGACTTTCTTCTTTAGCAAGCTTACAATTGGATGTCATTACTTCATCCAAGACTTTTGATTTTATCTCAGATCCAACACCACCGAAATTTTTCCAGTACGAGGTGTACCAGTTTCCAAACTTGTGTACATCATCAATATCATCACCAGCAATTGATTTATACCTCTTCCAATTGCAAGGCTTATTTACACTACCTGAAATCCTCTTTGTTGGGAAAAGAGAGCAGTTGTCGTTATCGTCAACCATAACAAAGAAAGAAACAGGTTTATCTCCAGAAATTGCCTTAGTCCAACAATCGACGTAATCATGAGGACAAGATCCCTTAAGAGTTCCATCTTCTTTTAAGAAATCTTCAGCTTCCGCATTTTTATTATAATCTTTTGTTCTTAAAAGCTTAGCAAGTGCTTCAGCTAGTGAATAGTCAGAGGTTGTTGGTTGAGAAATTGATTCATCATCTTCGGCCAACTCCTGGCTGTAATTCTTAATATTAACTTCTATCTCATTAGGATCAATATAAGTCATAGCCTCCATTAATCTCATGAACTCCTCCGCTGATAATGCATTGCTGGATTCCCTTACCGATGAATAAGAACCTCGAAGTTGACTGATTGCTTCCTTGATAGTCTCCTTATTTTCTTTTGAAACCTGATCTAGTTTAAGAATTATATCAAGCAATGGCTTATCCAATTTTCCATTTACATCCTTATTACCTAAAGTAGATTGGATTGACTTCACTGCGACTTCAGTTGCAGTTTCATACTTACCGTTAGCACCACCTCTTGGATCCATTAGATTTTTAATTGGTACAAATGCATCGATAAGTGCTTTTTGTACAGCAGCGATTAGCCCAGAACCTTTAAGTTTTGTGTCATTATCCTTATCCCCAATCTTCAGAGGGAAAACTCTATCATTCATTTTAGTTTCCTTGTCTTCTAGGTCTTCTCTAACCTTTATCTCAATTAAACCTTCATCAGTATTGGATTTAGTAACCTTGTCTAGAGCGTTAGTCATTATATCAAAGAAATCCGCAAACTTAGCTTCTAGATCATCATCCTTCATAAGTTTTGCCATAATAGACTCTACAGCTTTAACAGAGTATTGAGCATACTCCTGTGCAAGGTTATCTGCTTTCTTTTCAAGTTCAGCAAGTGTTTTTCTGTCATTGTCAGAGAAAGTAGCCTTATCGCTATTAATAGACGAAAGCTTTTGTGCTAGTGTTGTAAATAGTCTGTGCCAATCTCTTCCATAACCAGATTTAGCATCCTTGCCCTTAGAATCAACAATGTTGTTAATCAACATTTTCTTCAATCTATGGACCCTTCCCGGAACCCCAATTTCATTGGACTCGTTCAATTTTTCCTGGTACTCATCGGCAGTTCTCTTTACACTCTCAACTAGTTTTTTCCCAGCTGATTTAAAATTTTGGATAGCTTTTGACTCGAGGGATGGATCAAGTTCAACCATTCTTTTGATTGCATCACCAATTAAATCAATCGAATCCAAATAAGATTTTTTGAGAGGTGAAAGTATAGAATCGTGCAATTCTGTATCCTCACAAGCATCTTTAATGTTAGCAATCAATCCTTTGATAGTGGATGTATCTCCAATCATTTCAATCTTCTTTGCAAAAGACTCGTACGTTCTGTTCCTATCAGAAGCGAAATCAAAAATAATCTTCTTACAAGCTGCCAAAAGGGTATCAATTGATATTTTCAATACATCATCAACATCCTTATTCTCATAGAGCTTAAAAGTATCTATGGATAATTGATTTGCTACTGGGTTATTTCTAAGATAATTGTTTGACATCTTTTAGTAAATATTTGTTGTATCTCCGGAATCAGCTTTTGCATCCATAGCATTAGCTAAAGCATTTAAAAGGGCTGGCATTTGACCAACCAATCTTGCCTGGTTTCTTACACTAGCTGCCTTTTCCTTGAGATCTGTTGTTTCTTTCTGCTTAGCTATTTCTTCAGCTATCAAAGACTGTTGTTCATTAACATCAGCTTTAGCCTTGATCAGATCTTCGTTTGCGCCCTCAAAAAGGTTTTGAAAGTCAGATATTCTTTTTATATGATTATGCATACCTTCTAGCAATAGTTATTTTTGTTCTCAAATCCCTTATTTGTTTCATTAGGGTTTCCCTTAATTCTGAAATACTATTCTTAACACTATCATCAGATAATCCTTTCTTTTTAGCCTGAGCTTCAAGACGATCTCTTTCAGTATCTAATGTAGCGTACCTTTCATTCCTCTCAGACTGCATAGCCTTAATTAAAGCACCAACCTGACTCTTTTCGAGGTCTTGTACAAATTTGGTAAATTGAGGAGCATTCATAGAAAAGATAGGATCCATTGAAAAATTAGAACTTGTTATAGCCCTACTTTCAGCATCCGATTTAAGCGTAGAGGGCTTTGCTAAATCAAGCTTACCAAACTTTTCTCTAAACCTTTCATCCTTCTCTTTAGCATCCAAAGCTGCTTTCTTATACTTATCATAAAGTTCACCAGCAACAGAATCGTCAGTAAGACCTTTTGCCAGCTTGTACATTTTTTCAGCCAAGTCCGCTTCCAGCTCGGATTTTTTCAAATTCCAGTAAGAAACCAATCTCTGCTTTCCATTTACAAGCTTTTCGACTCGATCATCAACCTTGGAAATATCAGCCTTCCTCTTTTTATTCAGTGCAGTGAGAAGCTTCTGATTCCTGTCGATCATTCTTTCTAGCTTCTTAGCTTCAGCAGGATCGCTTTTTGTCTGGGCTTTCTTTACCTCCAGTGCATCTATATCAGTTTGGATTTCATTCCAATCTTTAGAATATTGGGTCTCTATTGAATTAACATCAGAAAGCAATGTATCTATCTTAGATATAGTTCCTCCGAAGTTAGAACTTAACCAATTCATTATCTTATCTAGGCTAGAGTCCTTCTCATTTAAATTCTGAGATTCCCATTCTTTAAAATTTAACAACATCTTAGACTAATTTTTTTATTAAGTTACCAATCTTCTTTAGGGTTACGTCGGATTTCATATCAACAACATCTTTTGTTATTCCCGAACCAGCATCATTACCATCAGCTATTGCAGAATTGATCTTACTAAAAAGGCCAGTTAAAGCAGATTCATTAGAAATGGATTTACCTTTAGACTTGATAGCATCGGAGTAAACACTAATCAGATTTTCAAGGGAATCGACCTCATTTGCTTTATCCTCCAGGTCCTTTATCCCATTAGAAATCTTTCCAGAAGATTTAACCTCTTCGTATGTCGGGGACTTTGACATGAACTGTTTTACATCATTTAGAACCTTCGACATCTGTGATTTTATGTCCTTAACACGTTCCTTAGATTTTTCTTTTAGAGATACGATAACGTTAATATCGTTAATAGAGATCCTTTTTCTCAAAGATGCAACATCCTCTAGCTCTGAGTCCTTTATGGAAGATTTTGTTCTTGCAGAATCTTTGGATTTAGAAACAAAAGACTCCGCTTTCTTAGAAGCAGTCTCTAGATCATTCTTAAGCTTCTTTATTGAGCTATCGTCGGAAGACTTTTGTTTTGCAAGTTCATATTCAAACTTAGCTAGATCATACTTATCGTCCAAAAAACCGGCCTCGTAATATTCTTTTCTCCTTGGGTTTTTACCTATAGTTTTTTCTAGAAGATTCATTCCTTTATTCATCTGTTCCCTTTTCATCTTAACAAACGAACGGAATTCTTTTCTCTTTCTTTCTATCTGAGATCTCAAACGGGAAATTTCATTAGAACTAGAACCTTTTTTTCGTGCTTCTTCTACCTTACCCTCTATATCAAGAATATCATCCTCCATGTCATATTCCTTTCTGATTATCTCCTTTTGAATTTCAAGATTACCCTTCCTAATAGTATCTATAACGGATAATCTAGAAAAAGGTCCGAATAAAGTCTTAGAAACTGAATTTTTCAAAGTATCAAGAGCTTTACCCTCATTAAGATTATAATAATCCAATAAGAGACCAGCGAAAACAACCTGATCTACTTCTTCTGAAAGATCTCTTTCGAACAGGAACTGCTTATGTGAGTTTAATTTATTCATTATGCAACTGCCACATTTATATTATATATCCCATATCAATAAAAAAACCCCAGACAAAAGTCTGGGGTTTAATATTAGTGTGTACTAACTACTGATTAGGATAAACCTCCAGTAGGAACGTTCACGTGGAAACAGAAGTACATAGTTTCTGGGTGGAAACCTGCTTCTACTAGTGCGTAACGAGACTTAACCGCAATCTTAGGTGACATAGTACCTTCAGAGATTGTTTGGATAGACTCAGCCATCATGTAAGGCATGAACTTAAGTCCTGGTTCGTCGTCACCACCTTTTCTACCAACTAATACTCTGTTATCACCGAACTTCATGTTCTGATCAACATAAACAGTCATACCTGCAAGCGAACCTACTGGGTAAAGTGTACCGTTGTTTTGAGTTAGTGTGTTAGAGAAAGGTGCAAAAGTGAACTGAGAGATGTCTTGCAATGCACTTGCAACGTTAGCGTTAGTAACGATGAAGTTAGCAGGACCTCTTCTTCCTCTGTTAGCTACTACGTTAGCAGAAGCTAAGATTCTAGAGAATAGTCTTCTCTGTAGAGTTGACAAGTTCTCGTATCCTCCTGAAGCAGGACCTGCAACAGATGAGATTGTAAGACCAGTGTCAGACTTACCTACGTAAGAAGGAATAGTGTAAGAACCTGCAGTACCACCGATAACGAGGTTTAGGTTCAAGTTTTGTCCTTCTGTAGTTAAGAATTCGTCGTGGTTAGACCATCCAAGAGCAAATGCTCTAGAAAGGATGTGCTTGTTGATAGCTTGAGATACTTCGTTAACCAATGCATTTTCGATCATTGAGATAACGTCGATACCAAATTGCTTGTTCAAGTCTTGGATTTGCTCAGTAGTTACTGAAGCAGCTACTTGGAAAGTATCAGCTTCAACGAACTTAGTGAACGTTGAAAGACCCATTGATTGGTAGTAAGTGCTCTCACCAACACCTCTTAGCATTGGGTTGTAAGTCTTAGTACCGTCTACGAATGGACCTTGAAAGTCTTGGTCGTTGTTGAAACCAGCACCAGAGAATCCTTGGATGTGATCCTCAAGAGCTTTTACCAATTCTGCTCTTGCAGTTGTAGTACCTGCTTGAGCACCGTCTACTGAAGTACCAATTTTAGTAGCACCACCATCAAGAACTGCAGAAACAGTTTCACCAGCTGTTAATCCTTCTATCCTGAAGATTGGGAAACCATCAATTCTAGATAGACCAACAAACTTAGTAGTGATGTAAGCACCTGCTGAAGAAGCGTTAGTGATGTAGTAAGTAGTACCTACTGCAAAATCTGCAGGATATCCAGCAGCTGGAGTAGTCAATTGTACCTTGATCATAGATGGTGCAGTTGCTAGTGCATCTGCAGCAGTTGAACCAGCTGTTGTTGGGCTGATTTTACCACCTGAGTATACGTAATCTAGGTAAGAAAGTACGCCAGTAGGACCTGACATAGGAATTACAGGAACGATATCGAATCCAACAGTCTTCGCAGCAACCTGAATTGCCAATGGAAGAAGTGAAGGAAACTTATCTCCTGAACCTTGGTTAGCAGAGTTGTAGAAAGCTGCGTTAGCTTGGTTACCTACTGCTGCACCAGTTGAGTTATACCCACCTGGGTATGCGGGTGGAGCTACGGCACCCATACCGTTTACAGTTGCTAGTGACTGATATGCACCAGCAGACTCGTTTAATGAATGGTAATGGCAATACTTGCTCAACCATCCTTTTTTCTCAGCATCTTGAATTCCTGCCTTCTGCTCAATGATAGGAGACCAGGTTTCGAAGATTTCTGCTTCGTTGATTAGTTTCATCTTTTTATTATATTTTTTAGATTTTTAAAACTTACCTTCGAGCGACTTAGCGACCCAATTAAGGTAATCATTTGAATACCCTTGAGGGGTTGTAGCCGTCTTAGGCTCTGGTGTTTCTTGGCTCTCTTGAAGTTTCTGAAGTCCTACTGGTTTAGCACCAAGCTGACGAGTTGACCAGAAATTTTTGATCTGATATGAGGTTTCTAAATTATAGAAGTGAGACTGAGCAATAACTGATTGCTTTTGACTCTCATTTAGAGACTCCCATAACGGAGCATAATCTTCTGGCATTTCATCAATAAATTTGTGACTTGATGATTCTGCCAATTTTACTTCTTCGGCTTCGTTGATTGCCTCATCTGCTTTTTGTGTTTGAGCAGTTGGCTCAACTTTCGTTTTTGCCTCGTTTATATTTTCCTCAGTCTTCTGTGTTTTGACCGATTCAATTAGAGAATCAATTTTACCTCCGAGATTTTCATAATCTCCAGCAAAACCTGATTCGACCAATTCTGTTTTGGAAGCTGTTACAGCATTTTCTCTAGCGCTTTCGTTTAACGAAGGTGCTTTTTCTGCTTTAACGCTTTCGTGAATAGCTTCTGTATTAGCTATATTACCATTTAACTTCTCAGCTAAATAATCAGAGTAAGCAATTCCTTTATTTACATTCTCTGCTAGGTACTCTGTGTAGTTGATTCCTTGATCTAGCTTTTCAGCGATATACTCGGAATAAGCAATTCCTTTATCAAGATTTTCAGCAAGATACTCAGAATAAGAAATACCTTTATCTAAGTTTTCTGCTAAGTACTCAGAATAAGCAATATTCTTGTCAACTTTTTCTGCCAAGTATTCTGAATAAGCAATTCCTTTATCAAGATTCTCCGCCACATATTCTGTATATTGTATACCATCGTCTACTTTTTCTGCAAGATACTTAGAGTAGTCGATTGCTTTGTCAACATTTTCAGCCACGTATTCTGAATATGAAATGCCCTTATCCACATTTTCTGCCAAATACTTAGAATAAGAAATAGTCTTGTCCAAGTTTTCCGCCAAATACTTAGAATAAGTAATGCTACTATCTAGATTTTCTGCAAGGTACTCACCGTACTTGATAGCACTTTCTAGATTTTCTGCAAGGTACTCGGAGTATTTCTCCAGTTTAGAAACTCTTTCTTCCAGAGCTTTGCAATCTACAGAGTTATTTTCGCTTTCAGTAACCTGAGCTTCTTGTTGTTTCATTTCAGAAATTTGCGTTTCAAGCTCATCCATCTTATTTTTCAAAAAGATAGAATACTTATTAAGCTCGTCAGCAGTAACATATTCTTTGTTGGCCTCCATAATAGTGGATTTATTTTTATCTTGATTAAGGATTTTTTCGAATTCTTCGCTATTTTCAACTTTATATATCTTCACACCAGATTCATTTTCTATGCCTAGTGATTCATTTACACATTCTAAGTTGTTTATAATCGAATTTTTTGATCTCTTCTCGAATTCAAAAGCATCGAAACCAGCGCTTTCATATACTCTTTCTAGCTGAGCGTCCTGAAAACCAGGATCAGCTACCAGATCATACGTAAAGATTTTTTTAATTTGTACCTTCTTGTCAGGTCCGACGTTTCCTGCTGCTCTAGATGAAATAGAAAGAGGTATACCAGCATCTACTAGCTTTTTAGCAATTTGTCCAGCTGGAGTGTCAAGCAAACGAACTTTAATGTTTAATACTCTTCCGTCTTTATCATAAACAAGATCCTCAACTACGTGAGAGATGTTTTTAAGAGATACATCGAATTTTTCAGGATGGTCTAGTTCACCAACCAATCTCTTTTTACCTATCTTATCCTTAAGATATTCTAAATGAGGTAGGTATTCGCCTTCCTCATAGATTCTGTTGTTGTTATTCTCCTTCCCAAATTGAGCAGCAATACCCTGAAGTACATACCCATCATCTGAGACTCCCTTTGAGACATCAAGATTATTATCTTGCTTCTCCAGGATAAAAAGGAGATTTTCATTCAATAAAGACTCGTTCATTTCTTGACTTTACTATTATTTAACTTTATATATCTATTTCCATTTTTGGAAATTTTGACGTTTTTTTATCCGGTGAAAGATATACCATCTTCTACAGACTTAGCGAAATTTAAGGCAGATTCAAATCCTTGTTCACCCTTTCTGATTACTCTTCTTCTGTTTGTAAGACTAGGAGCAAATCTGTTTTTGATCGTAACCTTGTTTGGTTCTCCCTCATCATCATATCTAACCTTAACACTAGTAATGTTTTCCCATCCTTCTATGTTAAGTTCCTTCTTAAGTTCATCGTTAGCGAATTCGTCAAATATGTTTATTCCTCCATCTACGTCTCTATCTTTTATAGTTAGAGATCCAGATTTACTTTTTATTTGTACATCTCCTCTTGTGGTTTCTACTCTATCTCCAGTAGTGTCAACGTCTTCTATATTTATTTTCTCCTCTGGAGATGTTTCTTCAGGTTCCTCTATCGTGTCTTCCACCTCTTCCTCCTTCACAGGGGGAACGTAAGTTTTAAGACCGAATCTTGGATCTACTATAGAATCTTCAGATGCTGACTCTACCAGGACAGGTTGATTTTGAGATGGGTTCATACTTTCTTCACCTATAAGGAAGTAACTGAAAGAACCAGCAGATCCAGTTTCTTCGGGATTAACAAAGTTGATTGAATTTACCTTATATGAGATAACAGGTATCTGTGAATAAACTTGGGATATAGATGAGGTAGTTGCTAAAACGCCATCTAATTCAGTTTCATAGTTAGAAACTTCCGGTTTATTAGAAGGGACCTCTGGCTCATCTGTAGTATCGTCTTCTGCTTCAGTTATAGTAGAATTTAATTGAGCTGAAAAATCACTAAATGAAAGTACCTTATTCTCATTTAACAATCTAGAATATTCTAGTTTATCTTCCAAAGACTCTGATGTTTGTCCTTCAATAGACCCAGGAACAAGTTCATTTATATAAGCATCAGTTAACTCATTCTCTTTAACTAGAGTACCTGTAACATTTACATCCTTACCATCTTTGTTTTTATAGTGGAATTGATAGTCAGATCTGGCTTCAGTTGGTACATAGACCGGACTGTCTGGACTTTCTCTATAAGCATCTTCCATTTCGTCCCAAGAGGAATAACCAACAAAAGAGGTACCTATAGTAAGTTCAGTAATATCCGGAACTAATACAGTTTGGAATTCAAGGTCGTCATTGTCCAGATAGCCTCTTTCAAACTTATCATTATTTGAGAAAGAAAGTAAAACGAGATCGTTGTCAGACATAACTTTTTCAAACATCTGAGAATTAACCTGTATAAGAACGAATACTGATCTGTCATCATATTCACCGAGCTTAACCAACTCCATAGTTGTTCTTGTGTCATCCTTACCAAATGTTAAAAGGTCTACAACAAAACCCCATCCACCAGCTCCACCGTCGCTAGTCCAACAAATAGTAATAGATCTACCTGTAGGGATAGACTTGGGAGAAAATTCACCATATGCAAAGTCATCGACTTCACCATACCTAGGTGCCTGCTTATCACTCAACCAATTCCAAACCTGATTTACACCAGATCCAACAACAGAAGCTGCTGCGATTATCCACCCCACTGGGTTTGATGCCTCTGCAGCAACAACACCACTAGCAGTAGCTGCTGCAGCTGCACCTCTTCCTGCTACTGTAGTAGCTGCTCTTGCTCCTCCCTGGGCAACTGCTCTAGCTGCTGCAGATTTTACAGATTGCTCAGCTGCTCCTTTTAGAAGCACATTTCCGGTTGCTCTGGTTGAATAAGCTAAACCTCCCTCGACAAAAGCACCAGAGGGTAAAGTAACTCTAGCTGCATTTGCAACTGCCTGCGCTCCTGCTCTTCTACCAAAAGCCTTGGTTGCAAAAGATTTAAGAGTGTTAAACCCAGTGGTAGCAGCTCCCCTTACGCCACCAGCAGATCTTACTACATTATGAACTTGTTTTGCTCTTCCGAAATTTTTATAAATTCCCCTAGCAGATTTGAATAATGTCCATCCCATAAATAGAGATCCAGCAACTTGTGCAACTCCATATAAAGCTGCTAAACCAGCTCCACCTATCGCAACGTCTTTAGCAAACTCAACAACATCGTCCAAATAAGACTTAGTGTCTTTGACATCACCGATCGGGAGGCTGTAGTCCATATCAGCTATTATAACACCTGCAGATTCACCAACCTTAGTAATTCTCAAGGCTTGTCTTCCCTCTTGTACAGGATCTCCTTCCTCCGTTAAAGGATCTATAACAACAGCATATTTTTTTCCGTCCTCAAGATCTTCCATCTTTAGACTATCTAATAGAGAACCGTCTGCTATTAATTTTTCGATAGCATAGCCTAATTTAATGAACTTCTTTACAGAGTTTCTGGACCCAGAGGATTCAGAGGCTTCCAATAATTTTGCGTAATTATCAAACGATATAACAGATCCAGTTTCCCATAAACTCTCGATTTGAGCTGAAACGTATTCACCAACTGGGTTTTTTACAGTAACAATGCTCTCTAAAATTTGCTCAGCCTTGTCAAATTTAGATTCTTCAGATTCAGCTTTCCATTCCCTAGGATTAGCATCCAGCCATTTTTTCCACTTATCTGTATAAGACCACCACTGGAAATCGTTTAAATCTGTCTCTTCTCCTTTCATATCAAGTGGAACAGACATTAAAGGGAACATGTTTGAATCTTTATCTGCCGGAGCACCGTTCATGCTTCCTTTATATTCCAATCCCTTTTTGAATACTAATATCATAATTTTATAGTTTTATTCTGAATAAATCCTAGCGTAAGCTTTTGAGATTAAATCTATTATTTTACCTATATATCCATCATTCCTGAGCATTTTAAAGGCTAGGTTACCTACTGAAAACTCACCATCCTTGGCGAGATCATCCTTTCTCATTTTTTGTATCTTCTCCTTGATTCTTAGAAGCCTTTTATACATCTCCTTTGCATTATCGGGCAAAGAAGAAGATGTAACAAGCTTAGATTCCATTTGATTGATCTCAGAAGCAAATCCATCAAACTTTTTTCTAACATCATGCTCATCAACTTCTGGTGGATCGAACTTTGGTTTACGTATCCACTTATCATTCATGAGAGAGTATAGTCCAGAAGCTGTATGTGGCTCGTGTATATCCTGTAGGTACAGTTCAACGTCATGATTTCTTATAATAACATCATGTCTTAAATTCCATACAAATCTTACACCATCTACTGCAGCTTTTAATATATCACGCTTAGATTTTATCTTGTTAAAATCAACAAGCACGTGTACATCTAGATCGGATTTATCTGTGTAATTAAAATTGGCTAAAGATCCGGTTAATTGAACATCCTCTATAGGGAGATCCCCAAGAAGATCCTTGTACTTTTCATAGAAATCGTCAGAGATCTTTAAAAGTTTCTTCCTAACTATCCTATCAAAAACCCATTCAGAGTCACCACTTTTATTTTTGTACTTATCCCAAAACTTAGGGTTAAGCTCGTCATTATAAAAGGATCCTACCTTTTCTTCGTTTAAAACGAAGCTATTGAAATCTGATATTGATGCCACAAAAAAGGGATTGTTTGATTCTATATATCAAAACAATCCCCAAAAGGAAATAAAAAAGTAATTCTAGATAGCTACCTTATCTAGGACATCTATTACTGTCTGTACATCTCTTTCGCAATACTCCTTAATCTTTTCAAAATCCTTATCAATCCAATATGCCTCACTAACCTTAGATCCGTCCATATCACCTTTTGGAGATGGAACACCCAAAGAGCAAGCAAGGAGATCTAGGGATAGGTATTTTTGGTGAGACCAACTACCAAATGAAAAAACCTCTGATGTATCCAAATAAGGAATTTCCCATGGTTTTTTGTCCCAAATAACAAGATTCTGTGGAAGGACTGGCGAACTTAGTTTGTAAATCATTCTCTTACCGAGACAGGGAATGTCAAATCCCTTAATATTGTGTCCAGCTAATTTCATGTTTTTAGCCAATGCATTGATGAATACTTTAGAGGTTTTGTTAAGTATATCCTCTTCATCTTCTCCATAAAAGGATGTCATTCTTGTCTGACCAGTTTCTTGTAAAACACCAAAAGAAACACAAACAACTCTAGAAAATTCAGGCTCTAGAGTTGCTTTTTCCTTATAGATTTCTCCATCATCCAGGTTGTTCATATCTTCGTAGACTGTTCTGTAATATTTAGCTCTCCTGGACCAAAGTTCAGCTAATCTGGGATCTTCCAGTGTAAGTGTTTCAAAATCAGGATATCCAGTTGCAGTCTCAACATCCAAAAAAAGACAATTTTCTAAAATTTTTCTACTTATCATGTTTTTTTATTTTTTCCATTTTGTGTCGTACCAAAACATCCTACCACCACGATCTTCTATTTTTTCCATTGCCGGATTTCCGTAGCACTTCATAAAATCACGAACCGAAGATACCTCACCAAAAGGATTCTTCCAATCCTTTAGTGTACCTCCACCTATTTCATAAACAAGAATTGGTATATTCTTACATAATTCAAATAGCTCCCAATTTCTTTTACTGATAAATTCTCTAGCAGATTGAAACGGATCTTCATCAGGAATCCTGATCAAAATCTCTGCTCTCAAATAATTCCCAATTCCATTAAAGTACCTCTGATTCATTAGTACCTCATAAATGGGCTTATCAAAGGCTCTTTTATGTAGATTTTGTAAAATGTTATTACAAAAAAGAAAATATTCTGTGGTTGGATCTGGACCTCTATCTTTATTCCAATCTCCCCACTTCCATTTACCAAATCTCCTCACATCAACAAAGGCTAAATGTCCACCGTCATTACAATGGAAGAAAAGGTGGGTATTTCTAAAAGACTCCCCCTGGGATGCCCATTTAAAGTGTCCTCCCATTCCCATGGTCATCATCAAGTTTTCTTTCTTGTCAGAATTAACAGAAATTAGAGTCATTTTTATCTCCTTACCTCTGCTTGATGACTTAATGTAGAATTTCTCACCAAAATCAACATCCTTCCATTTGTGATCGGGATTTTTAGTTATGTGGGTGAAAATCTTACCCTCAGAAACACCGTTCACGTAATCAGAGGTAAGTTTTAATTCAGCTAACTCGGGCATATTCTTATTTTACTCAAAACTAAAGGAAAGAAGCGTAAGAAAAAATTATTTCTTACCAACTTTATTAATCACCATTGGTTTAAGCGAAATGTATCTACTTAAATAGCTTAAACATCCATCAAGTCCAGAAGGCATATCAATAATAACATCTATTTCTAGACCAAATGTTGGAATTCGGTACGAAAGGGAAGAAGAGGCTGATGGAGAAAGTGATACACCATTTTCATCAACCTCAGAAGACTCTGAGTGAATGAATACTGGGATTTTATTTTTTACCCATGTAGAAACAGCTAAGAAATATGCTTCCCTTGTTGAAAGTCCACCACTATTGAATTGATGAGGAAGGAATCTAAAAACTATCGGTATATTAATCCTATAGAAAACACCACTTAGTAAATCGGTTACCGAAAATAAACTTGGCTTTTCGTCGTTACAAACAGATAGCTTTTCTATTACCGAATTTTCCATGCTCTCAATCTCAGAACAAAATCTATCGAGTGTGACTTTTCTTGCACCATATGCGCTTCCTACCCTTAGTATTATAGAGGTTTCTCTAATTCCTATTTGATCTAACAATATGGACAGAGAAGAAATTAAAGATTTACTATCCTCGATAACACTAGGTATTTGACTTCCTAGAAAATAATAATTTGGAAGGAAGAAAAATATCCTATGTTTACTGGATTTTATAAATTGGAAGATGTCCCAGATAACACTAGACTCCTTGCTATCCTCCTCTATTAACGAGAAGTCAAATATTGGAAACCCCTGGTGGATTTCCAAACAAGTTACAGAGATTCCTCTGGAATGATCTTTAGTAACACTTTCAAAAATATGTAAAAGGAAAAGGTGCAAATCACCGTCGACAGGATTCAAATCCCGGTTAACATATCCAATTTGGTTCAAGTTCCTGCCTAGTATCATCAATACATTTTAGCAGAAAGATCGGTTAAAGTTTCTAACTTCCGATAGCTTCTATACCAAGTTTGGTGTTATTATAAACTGTAGGTGAATTATAAACCCCGGAAGGCATGTTATCAAGCTTAAAGTGAGAGATAATTTCTTTATGTCCTCTGTCCCCATTATCAATAAATTCTACAGAATCTGGAATTAACTCTAAAACTTCCTCTTTGTCCTTACCTTTAGATTGGACCTGTACAAAATAACGATAAGACTTATTATCTGGGGTTCTTTCAGATCTAACTATCATTCCCGCTACTTTATCCTTAGCATCTACTGGGGTACCTATAACTAAGTCTCCCACCTGGAATTGTGATCCCTTCACATTTCTTTTTTGATTAGGATCAGGACCAACAGAAACTGACAAATCTTTGTATGGCTTATACTGTACTTTAAAAATACCGTTAGCACCACCATATCCGTAGGTATCACCGAATACTCCTACGTCGAAAAATTCATTTATGGTCTTGATGTACTTCAAAATGTGAATATATTTTATCTATTTATCCGAAGTCGACTCCGAATTATTTAGATCCAGTAGTTCCTGTATCTTACCAGCAATCTCATAGTTTTCTGACTTCAGTGCTTTCTTCATCATTTTAGTGAGTACAGCCTCTTCGTTTGAGAGTGCATCCCCTTCCTCTTCTGGTTTAGCATCTACAGTTAAACATATCCTCTGAGGGGAAAATAATACCTCTAATCTAGATTCAACTCTATAATCATCAAATTCTAGGTCACCCTCTAAATTCTCATCTTCCTCAAATATGATATCCCAATCTTGATTAAACCAGAAAATCATCCAAGGACCATAAGAAAATTTAGAAATGTCATTGTTTACAACAAATCTCAATAGAGCCTTAAGTTCATTCTTAACGTCATTTTTTGTAAGTGATTCGCTATAAATTTTTCTTTTAAGTCCAGGGATAACCTCACTACCTTCACCTATTCCAAATTTAAAAGTCTTATGAACACCAAAAATAGTATCCCAATCTAAGCTTTGTACAAGCTTCTCTATTAGTCTCGTGAAATCTTTTCTCATATTATATCAGTTGAGGGGGCTAAGTATATTTTATATATCTGCCTCTTACTTTTTTGTCCCGGAAATCTGATCGCTCACAGATTCCATCCAATCCCTATATTTTTCGGGGTAGAAGTTCTTAAGATCTGAGAGTTCCCTTCTTGAAATTTCAAACCTATTTAGGACAAAAAGCTCTACATCTTTATCAGCTTCGTAATCAGTAATCTTAGTGGATACGCCTGGAACTTTCTTAGTTTTTGTAAATATCCATCCAGGCATCTTTGTATAATGTTTACTTAATGTGTTGTGCCACCAGTCAATAACAGGTCTAGGTAGAACCTTAGTGTGGTTGAACTGGTCAGCCTGTATGGGAAACTGTATGGACATTATCCTGTTTACCATAAAAAAGTTTCTAACTTTATCATTCCGGGAAACCTTGTCCCATTCACTATCTTTTTTAAAAATAGTTTTTACTACATCAAATAATTCCATCAATTAAAGTCTTTAAATGGATCAAACTGACTTGGAGCATTCTGTGAACTCACCCAGCTAGTTCCCTCTATGATCTTTACTCTATCCAAAGTTATAGACTTCTTAGGTAAAGATATTCCTCTTTTTAATTCATCAATCGTGCCTTCAATAACCTCCTGTGGTATAACTGCCTTATCCAACCACATTAGCTTATAATTTCTCTTGAGATTCTCAGAGGCCTTTTCTCTATTTTCCTTACTGTCAACATCGTCCAATAACTTCAAACAATATTTCGATGTCCACTGTAAAAAGTTATCGTCCTCAATCAATTCGGAAAAGGGTGTTTTAGCCCACTCAGTAGATTGGAGAGACTCGAGAATAACCTCTGCTTTTTTTGGAGTAATTCTGTGTGTTCTAGATCCCTTCTGGACTTCCCAGATACCCGGTACTGCATCTCCTTTATCACCAACTAACATTTTTATGAATACGAAGTCCCTCGGTACAATCTCATTGACCTCAACCTTATTGATAAACGTCTTAAGTTTTTCCTTATCTGGGTCCATTACACTTCCCATATCAAAAACGCTAGCAGCAGGGTTTTTGTTAAGCCATTCATCTTCCCAATTTTCTGGAACCGAAAGCACATTGTTTTTAGAATTTGCATTCCATACTATGGTCCAGTTGTCATTTTTCCATCTAGCCAGTTGGTGTAAATCCTTATCACCAGAAATAATAATGCAGTTTTCTCCTTTAGAGTTAAGATAGTCAGCCCAAAAATAAAGGAGGTCATCTCCCTCTGCTCCATTAACTTTAGAAAATACAAATCCCATTTTTTCTAAATGCTCACCATAAGAAGTTAAAAGATTAAAGAAAACACTCCAATCAACCTCCTCGTCCTTAACCCTATTTGATTTATATCCACCACCTTCTATTTCAACGTCCTTTCTCCAGCTTCTGCTGTCCGCGGCAAAAACCAACCTACCCCCCGTTGGGATAGATCTTAAGGAAGATGTAAGATCAGTAGATATTTTACGAATAAACATAGACTGCTCGTTCGCTGTACCCAATATATCCATTGGATTCTTATTCCCATATCCACCAAAAACACCAAAAGTTTTATGGAAGATGTAATTTCCGTCTATTAATACATTAATCATTCTTATAAAAATTTAAATTTCCCCAATCTCCAGTTTCATTAAAATAAGGATCTTCTATTCTCTCGTCAAAATCCTTAAAATCCTTAAAATCCAAGTAGTCAGCATTTAATCTTCTCTCTAGCTTATCTGCGTCATTTCTTTGGGATAATCTTTCCCTCCTAGTCGATTCATCAATATCTAGATAAACAACAAAAGATTCGATCCTATCCTCACGTTTCATAGACTCAAGTCCAGAAGGTGTCATTATAAAAAGGTTGCTTGAATAAAATTCCTCTAAAGATGTTCCATATATCCAATCATTAAAAACTACATGCTCATAGAACCTTTTGGTTTCAATAAACCCATGGATTGCGGTATCCAGAGATATAAAGTGGTAGTCTTTACCATCTTCCTCGCCTTCTCTTGGAGGACGGGTGGTGTGTGAAACACAATACTTAAAACCCTTATCTTCCAATTTTTTTCTAAGGTGATCTTTCCCAGATCCACCCTTTCCTACTATAATTAATCTTTTCATTCTATTTCCAAAAAACCTGTATAAGTATAATCCCTAAAGCCAACATCAAACAAACGAAGGTCTTTAGATTAACTCCCTCCCCAAGTATAAACCAACTCCAAAAAGAAACAACAAAAGCACCGATGGCAAATTGGATTAGTCTTATTTTCCAAACACTCTCCCAGGCCTCATATCCAATCTTAGCACCATAAACGAAAAGTATTGACAACAGAATACCGAGTATCCCTATATTAAACCACGTATTGGTCCTAAACCAATCCCACCTTATCTGGGAAAACTGCTGAAACCAAGCACCAGATTGAGCAAGAGCTATTATAATGACAAAAATTAGTCCCTGTTTATTCATCAGACTGATTCTCTATCGAGTCAAACTTATCTAATGCTCTTTGCTTATCAGATATTGCCCAAGCCCATTTACCAAAATCCTCGTTTCCTGGGAAAATCTCTCTTTCGTTAAGTTCTATACCAAAAACAACCTTCGGCTTATCAATTTTTCTCTTAAAAACCTCATAGGCAACTGTTCTTTTCTCTGTAGGTTCAATCTGCTCGTACATCATTGCCTTTTCGCCTCTTTTATAGAACTTATAGATATACGTATTTTTTCTTATTTCTTCTGGTAATAAATCCATTATTCTACAAGTTTTTGTATTTTAAAAATCAAAGATAGCAGACTTACTACTGGGTCAATTACAAGCTGTCTTTGTGCTTGGTGGTGTGCTACCTCGACAACTACCGCAGGAACTATCTTAGCATATGATGATTTGTTCTTCATTATCCACTGTATGAATTCTTCTCCCAAGGCTGCCATCACATCATCGACCTTAGATGAGTATTGACCTACTATAACCTGATAATTACTGATCGGGTCCTTTGAAGTAAAAATCATATTGTATAGGTCATCGTAAGACCAGCCAGAATCTCTAACTCTAGAAATGTCTATCTCCTTTACCCCTTCAATAACCCAAGACTGTATCCTATTTAAAGAAGACCTTAAATCAGGAAAGTATTCCTTCTCAAACTCGTCGAGCGAAGCATCGTCTATAGAAATTGAGAGCTTACTGAGAATTAATTTAATCCTAGATCTCCATTCTTTTCTGAGAAATTCCTCCTCAGACTGACTAATGGGGTCAAAGTTGATTACTTCAAATCTACTCTGTATAGCCTCAGGTACCTTATTTAGCCAATTACAGGTAGCTACAAATCTAGTATTCGAAGCAAATTTTTCAATAGTTCCTCTAAGGGCTTTATAGAATTGATCAGAAGCTCCATCAAACTCGTCAAGAACAACTACTTTCTTGGAGGATTTTCCGTCCATAATACTCATAGTTGAGCAAAAATCGTTGATCTTGGTACGAATGGTATCTACCGAACTCTCATCAGATACGTTGATGAAGATGTGGGGTAAACCGTTTGAAAGTATTTTAGCGAGTGTTGTCTTACCACATCCTGGAGACCCAGCTAATAAAACGTTATGGTTAAGACCTTTATTATCAAAAAGCGATCTGATCCTGTTTGGCAAGATCATATGCTTAATTTCCTTTGGTCTTAACTTCTCTGTAAGGAGTTGATCTATCATAAAAAGCTCTTTACTCTTGTACAGAGAAAAGAGCCTTTAGTTTCCCATTTAGAACAGTTTAGACATATCGTCTGATAGGGTTTTGTCTGTTCTAACCTCTATAAATCTCGGTAGGAAAAGACTTCTATTTTCGTACTTATCTGTAATTGTAACATTGTACTGGACAGCAGCTATTTTACCTACCAGATCATCAGGATTCTTACTTAATATTTCGAGATCCTTATCAGTGAATCCAGCACCTATCTTTACGTTAAGGGTTTTTGATTGGTCTGTACAAACCAATCCTCCGATATATCCCTCTCTTTTACCCTCTCCTGGGTACCAGCCGATTATCTCAAGGTCACAATCATTAACTTCTTTAAGTTTAATCCAGCTTTTACTTCTCTTACACTCATAGAAATGATCATTCTTACAAATCACACCTTCACCTCCATCGTCAACGATTCTCTTATAGATAACTAGTGTGTCTTCCATTGAATCTACCTCCCACATCTGGCCAAGTCTAATATTGGAATCCTCGGGTAGAAAATCCAACGTCTCTGCAAGAGACCTCCTTCTCTCTGTATACAGTACAGAGCCCTTGCCACTTTCAAGCGTTGTATTGTCATCCAAATCAAACACATTGAAGAGGAAATTGTCATCTATATTGTCAGGGGCAGTTCCTTTTAAAATCTGTGTGACCTTTCCGGAAACTGACTTTCTATCAAAATCCGTTAACTCACCATCATAAAATACATTAGTGTATCCAGCCTTATCAGAGATCACTGAAAGATCCTTCGAAATCTTGCTTAATTTAGATGAGTCCAGCTCATTGAATGCACGAGTATAAAAAGAGAATGACCTATCGGGATTCATCATAGCTATAACACGAACCCCATCGTACTTCTCTTCACAATAGATTTTGTCCCAAGTTTCAATCTCCCCCTGTTTGTCCGTTGCAAGCATCAAAGAAGGATCCGGGATAATTTCACTCCCAACCGCTTTATTGATTAGCTTAGCACCTAGTCCGATATTCATCCTTTTGGTTAGTACTTTCATGAGCATCTTCCTTATACCTAGATCAACGTCGCCGTCAGGATCAAAAGTGTGTTCAAGAAGATCCTCAGCCCTTTGCCTAAGAGAATCATTTGCAGCAGGTGCAACTTTAAGCTCTTCCACCAAAGTTTTAAATGTGTTCCAAAACTCCTCTGGATCTCTCTGATATTTTCTTCCAGGAGTATGGGTATTGATATTTAACTTGTGGAGTTTTGTTGTAATAAACGGGTTAAAACAAACATCCAAAAGGTATTCCATTTCGTTAGATAAATTTTCAGAAATGAGTGTTTGTTTCACCTTCTGGGATCCGTTACCAGAAAGTCCCTCTATCTTCATGAATATTTCTAGTTCTTTCTTCATATGTTTTTATTATTATACAAATCTAAGAAACCAAAACGTACTAAAAAAACGATCTAAACTAAGATAGGTTCTCCCGATCGACTTGTGATGACCCAAGAATTTTTAAGTAGTGTCGTGTATAGGCTATTAGAATCAACAGGTACTGCTCCGGATACCTGACAAACCAAAGAACCTGCAACATTGGATATTCTCAAGCAATCAAGATAAGACACATCATTTGTTAACAAAAGCATGAAAACAGCACTAACAGTATCACCTGCACCAGACACATCAGTCACCTCTATTTGAATTCCATCAACCTGTTCAAAATCTGAATTCGTCTTTAGCACCATTCCATCCTCTGAGAGGGTAAGTAAAACACCACTAAAACCAAAAGAGTCCATCAAAGAATCCATCAGTTTCATAGTCCGTTTTAGATCAACTCCTTCATGCTGTGGGATGTTAAGGGAAGCCTTAAACTCGCTGAGGTTTGGTTTTATCCAGGTAGATCCTGTGTATTTAGAAAAATCCTTATCCTTCGGATCAGTAAGTGTGGGTATACCAAGATCAATACAGATATCAGTCATTTTACGTATAAGTTCAGAGCTAAGCATCCCCTTTCCATAGTCCTGTATAATAACACCATCCATCTGGTGTATAATGTCATTAAAGGATTTCAATACCTCGTCTTGAATATCTGGTATCAACGAATCGCTTGTCTCGGAATCTATTCTGACAATCTGATGGTTATTTCCAATAACCCTAGTTTTTTCTACAGTTGGTCTAGACCAATCCTTTATCATTAAAGAATGTATATTCCTTTGGTTAAGTAAATTATCGATTTCTAGAGATCCCCAGTCGTCTCCATAAACACCAAGCAACCAGCACTCAGATCCAAAAGAAGAAACATTTTGGGCAACGTTTGCAGAACCACCCAAACAATATGTTGAATTTGATTTTAAAACCACAGGTACTGGAGCTTCCGGAGAAACTCTATAGACCTTACCATAGATGTAATGGTCTAATATAACGTCTCCAACTACCAGAATTTTCTTTGAAGATAGAAGATCCTTTAGATCCATTTAAATAAAATTTATAAAGTGAATGTATCGCCTCCGCCTTCTTCTCCGCCTTCAGATCCAGATTCTTTAGCTTTTTCCTCAGCAAGCTTAGCTTCGGCTTCCTTATATTTCTCGTTCTTTTTATACTCGTCCATAGTGAGCCCGAGATATCTCTTGATTAAGAAGTCCTTGTCAAAATATGATTCTTCTTCCTCACCAATTTTTTGCTTCATTTCACCCAAATCGTTAATAAACTGAGTTCTCTTGGTATAATTCTGAAGTTGTATAAATTCTTCAAACAAATTCTCCCTAGTAAAATCTAGTCCCAAATTGGATTTAAAAGATCTATCTTTAGAAAGCTCCGGAAAATCTAGACACATCTGGATATAAAGAGGCTTTACTAATATTTCCTGGAAAATGGACCTAAGTCTTGTCAAGAATTTCTCAAACCTAATCTCGTCTCTTTCCAGTTGATCTATACTAATCTGGTAATTAGCTGGTGTTCCACTTCTGAATGAGAATCTAGCGTAAGGTATTTTAGAATCCTGCTTTAACTTATTATAGAAGTATATGACATTATCCATTACATTGAAATCAGGACCATTTGGATCAAGTGTTTCAATCTGTGGAGATTGTCCATCCTTTTCTGGAAATAAGTAGTTTTTATAGAATTGTACCTTCGGTCTTCCATTTACAGTCAATTCACCAGAAGAATCATTTATTTCCATCTCCTCCTTGTATACGGACATTAGCTGTCCGAGGGTTTGCATGGCTTTTTGCTGTGATTGACTACCAACAGGTATAACAAACTTAAGTCTATACGAGGCATTCATCACATTCCATATTACCCTGGTATTTTCCATGATCCTAAGAATGTTATAAGATCTTATCAATCTCTCAACATAACTTACTCTGGATATAGTATTCCCCTTGGCGTAAGAGATGTATATTACCTGTTCACTCTTAAGCTTTCTGGTCATTTTAGTGTCTTCCGGATACTGGATCCAGATTTGCTGGAATTCACCGTTAGGTTGTGGCTCAGTAGCAGGTTGTAGAGATGTCGGATCAAGCTCCTTAAAGCCAACAATTTTTTTACCATCTGTTGCATACACTATTTCAAAGGCAAGAAATCCATCAATCAAGAATTGCTTGAAATATTGCCATCCAAGAATTCCTTGTTGAAACCCAAATAACATATAAAGATTTCTATATGTTTCATCCAGTTTATCAACAATCTCTGGTTTAAGGTCTATGTTTGAAAGCGAAGGATAACCTATAAAGTTCTTATCATCATAATTGATAGCATCATCGGTTAATGTGTCCAGGATAAAATCAATCTCTCCATTGAGTGAGAATTTTCTTAAGAAGTCTCTTTTTCCAAGGTAATCTTTATCGAAATAAGCAATGTATTTTCTTACCTTAGTGTCCTGGTAACCTAAAGTCCAGTAAAAAGCATTATTCTCAGTAAAACCAGTTCCCTGTTCATTGAAAAAATTAGATTCAGTAGCACCAACAGCCTGAGAATTACGGATAACCATATCCTCATACTCCATCCCAAATTTTCCTACCTTAGATAAATTTTTATATAAATTACCTAAAAAGGATCTTTCTGCTACATAATCTAAAAAACCTGCCATTTTCTATCTTTATTCTTGTGGTGCTTCTTCTCCTTCTCCGCCAGGAGCTTCTTCACCCTCTGGTTTTTCTTCTTTCTCAGATTCAGCCTTCTTAGCTTCTTCCTCTTTTCTTTTTTCTACTGCCTCCTTGTTAGCCTTAATATCGTCAGCATTCATACCTAAATGAGATTCAATTAAATAAGCTAAAGAGAAGAAAGGCTCACCGGTATCGTCAGTAAGGCCATACATGCCATCGATTTGTTCCTTTTTCTTTAGCATTGTTTCTATTTCCTGATTTGTTCTAAAAGGATTGTCAGAAACAAACTTAAGACCGAGTTGGCTTTTAAATAGATAGTCTTTTTCCAGTTCAGGGAAGTCTTTACACATTTGTATCCACAAAGGCTTTATCAAGATATCCTGGAAAATAGATCTAAGTCTACTTATGAACTTGCCGAATCTTATCTCCTCTTTATCGAGACCCTCCGCTCCGTTCGAATAGTTACCTATAGACCCTCCGTCAGGACCCTGGAATCTAGAAAAGGGTACTTTTGATTCCTGAACCAGTTTGTCGTAGAAATAAGCAAGAGGCTGTGGATCATTTAGGTTTGGTCCAGCATTGTTAATAGGTTCTATAGTTGGAGTTCCATTAACTCCAGAAGGCATAAGATAGTTCTTATAAAACTGTATCTTAGGTCTACCATCAACAGTTAACTCACCACTTTCGTCATTGAATCTAATATCTTCCTTATAGATACTCATAAGCTCGCCCAAAGTTTGCATAGACTTTTGTGGAGATCTAGATCCGATTGGTACTGTCATCTTCATTCTAAACGAAGCATTCATAACAGACCAAATAACCCTAGTGTATTCGATAATTCTTAGTACATTGTAAGGCCTAATAAGTCTTTCAACATAACTAACTCTAGAAACTGTATTACCCTTTGCAAAGGAGATATAAATAATTTGTGAATCATAAAGCATTCTTCTTTTATTTATATCCTTAGGGTATTGGTACCAGACATTAAGATAAGTTCCATCTGCTTGCTTTTCAACAGATGGCATAAGGGTAGTAGCATCAAGTTCCTTAAATCCTATTATACTCTTACCTTTATCGTCATAAACAATCTCAAAAGCTAAGAACCCATCAACCATTAACTGTCTAAAATATTGCCAGGCACTAATATCATCATTAAAGCCAAACATGTCGTAAAGCTTCTTGTAATTCTCGTCTATACGATCCTTTACTTTATCTTTAATTCCAGTTAGATTCAAAAAAGCAGGATGTGCAAAGAAATTATAAGAATCGAAAGTAATGGCTTCATCACAAACAGTATCTAGGATATACTCTATTTCCGGATTCAGTGCAAATTTTCTTAGGTAGTCTCTTTTTCCCGAGTATTCTTTGTCATAGTAACCTATAAACTGTCTGGTGGTGGTATCTTGTCTACCTAAAGAATAAAGCAAACTCTCGTCATCGATAGATTGCTTCTTCATGAACTCCGCCTCGGTAGTACCAATAGCCTGGGAATTCTTAATTACCATGTCACCATACCTCATACCAAAGTTGCTGAGAGACTTTACAGACTCTCTGATTCTTTGTAATATCGGGTTTCCACCTTGGTTTTCGTTAAATCCGGCCATTTAAAATAATGTGATCTAGTTTTGTATTAGAGACTAAACATTTAATTTCGATCTATAATCATTATATATCCCATTAACCGATTGACCCTCTATTCTAAAATTGGAAAGATATGGTATTCTAACTAAATCCTCGTAGTCGACAACTTTTACACCGCTAATAAATTCAGATTTAAATCCAGTCAAAGAAGTTTTCCAACCAGTTCCCTCAAGTAGCCTTTTAAAGGAATTCGATATATTAGTTATGGGTAACTGCGAGTTGTATGTGGTATTGCTATTTTCTTTAAACAGTGAATAATACTGATCCCAAAGTTTAAAAAGTATATTTCCTCTATAGTCGGGAGGGATAACGTTTAAATCAATAGAAATCATTATCGATGTATCCTTATACTTTTCCTTTTTTAGGAAAATAAAAAGGGGGTACCTATCTATAAAAGGATGTGAGTCCGAAACTCTAGTCTTAGTTTTATATTCGCATGTATAAAACTTACCAGGAACAAAAGTTCCATTAAATTCCATAGAACCTCCAGTACCATCGGGTCCATATTTTTTAAGGTAGTATGAATTCGAATCTGTAGAAATCTGTGAGGTCGAAGAGAATTCACCTCTTAGGGCTTTTATTTGATCCTCGAAGGATTTCATATTAATACTTACTTTTTTTATAAAAAGATTTATCAATCTCAAAAAAAGACCAACCCAACATCATGAATCCACAGATAATATGTACGGTTATATCAAGGACAATCATTTGCTTTTAAATAAGAAGTTTTCATCAACCACACCGAATTTATATCCTCTAGCATCAGCCCATCTTTGGGCAGCTTTAAATTTGGCTTGGTTAGTAATCCAGATTTGCATTTTATGATTGTAAGACTTCAACTTCTTAAGAGTTGAATTTCCTTCCAGTATCGGTCTTTTAAAATGCTTTTCTGGTTTTACCTCTATTATCCAATCCTGAGTTTCCCCGTCATCCTTCATTACTTGCATATAGAAGTCAACATTATATTGGTGCTCCTTTTTATCAAGTGGGTTGTAATAAGGTATAGAAATAGGTTCAGAACTCCACTTTAATATCTGTTCGTTGTTATCACAATATCGACAGAATCTAAATTCCCAAGAAGATCTACAGATTATATTATGGACATCACCTATATACTTGTCCGGATTCTGCGGAACATATAACCCAGATTTATAATCCCCATTGGGTTTTATTTTCTTTATATCCGGCATTTTTATACATTATATGTATTGTCATCACCTGTTATATAAGAGAAAGGAATTGTTTTTGGTGCTTTTGGTGGATGTATTTTTTTCCATCCCTTTGCTAATCCGTTTTTTGCAATTTGTGTGTAGTATGCAAAAGGATTGTTGGACTTTTCTGGATTAAATCTATTCCAATATTTACAAAGGTCCTCCATAGCAAAAGCCATACAGTCTGCTTTATCATCAGGATCCCGATAAGCCATTTTTTTTGATATACCCTGAACCATAAGACCAAACATCTCAATAGTTTCAGCAGTAAGCTCACCCTTTTCTTTAGATTCTAGGATAGCAGCCATCAAATCTTTATTTCTAACATACGCTTTTGCCATAACCTTTTCACTTATATTATTTTTAGATTAAACCCCGAGGTTAGTTTCGGTCTAGATCTTATCCTCCTCGGGATCCTCATCAAAAGAAATGAGCGTTTCCCCAGAAGGTTTTTTTCCATCTGGAGCAACGCTCATTTTATCAGCTATATTATCGACGAAAGGTTCTGGAGATTCTGATTGTTCCTTTCCAGTTGGAGCAAAGGACCAAACTTTACTAAGTATTTTTTTTAGTTTTTTTTTGACTCCTCACTCTCGTCTAGGTTATATCCCATTTCGGTATTAACCTCAACATCAGTTTCAGCTTCAGTTCCTGCTGCAGGTGCTTCAGCTAATTCTTGGTTTGTTTTCATAACGTCTGCTACTGCTTTTTCTGCTTTAGCAACTTCAACGTCATATTCCGCTTTGTTCTCACCACCTGGTGCTACTGCAAGTTGTTGATCTGTCTTTTCAACATCATCGGCTTCATCAAGATTATATCCCATTTCTTTACCAACTTCGTGATGCATTTCTTTACCCGTATCGTCGCCAGGAGCTGAAGCCATTTCAGGATCCGTTTTAACCATGTCAGGATTTTTCTCCTCTGCATCAGCAGTTTTTACGTCGTAATCTGCATGATCTCTTCCACCTGGCGCTTCTGCTAGGTTTTGATCGGTGTTTTCAACGTCTCTTTCAGATAACTCAGTGTTACCATCAACAGGAGCCTCAGCCATTTCAACTTCAGGTGAATCAACGTCTTCCGAATTTTCATTTACGTTGTATCCCACTTTGTCAACCAGAGAATCTTTTAACTTAATATCATATTTGGTTTCCTTCTCGCTCCCTTCTGGTGCTTCCTCTAAATTAGCATGATCTTCCTTTTCGATGTCCTTTTTACCAGCATCGTCTTGATCTTTAGCAGAAGGGGCTGCAGATGTATTAGCCTTTAATGTAGCAGCTGGAGTTTTGTCTTTTGCAGATTCAGTTTGTTTTTCAGGAGCTACTGCCATTTCTTGCTCCTTAATTTCTTCCTGAGTCTCGTCTGCTTCTTGGTTTTCTTCACCAGCAGATTTTAATGCCTCCTCAATATCAACAATCTCATCCATTCTGAAATCGCCTGTTCTTCCGTTATCCATAAGAACTGTATAGGATCCAGAAGTACTGTCTATAGAAATTATTTTTCCAGTATTGCCAGACTCCTTTACCTTTACGTAGTCACCTACTGTAAATTTCTCATCTTCATTAAGCTCGTTTATCTCGACAGGTGCAGATTCAATCCTTTCAATCTCTTCGTTAACTGCTGCCCATTTTTTCCTTAGAGATCCTAACTCCTGCTCTAGCATATGCTTAGCTCTCACCATCTCTTTAGAGTTTTCATAGAGAGGATTGGTTGACATCAAATTTGAGATTTTATTAATCTCATTTTCTACAATGGAGATATTGTCAATAATCTGTTTTCTATCATTCAACATAATAGACTTGATCTTGTTCTCACCCTCCAAAAATTCTGTTAGTCCTTCAGAAATGTCATATTTCATAAGATCCTTAACCATATTACTAGCTTGAGATCCATTAACTTGGAATAATGAATTCTCGTTCATACCCTCGTTAATCCTATTCAGATAGATTTTTGAATTCCATTTAATTAGATTGACAGATACACCTTCAAATACTTTAGACTCCAGTCTTTTAGCAAAATCCAATTCAACGATACTTGAGAACCCATTATAAAGATTGATTAGGTCCGAAACTGCTTTAGATTCGTTAACACCCAAACTTCCAGAAATTTCCAAAGCAACTTGTTTTGCGAGTTGGTTCAGATCGCTGAAGTTAATTTTAGTATTTTTTGAGTAAATAGTAGCTGAGTCATTTTCTTCAACAATCTTAAAGCTGCTGTTACCTACGTAAAAGCTTAACCCGTTCTCGTTAATCTTAACCATAGGGGAATAAAAAGATTCCAATAAAGATCTATAAGATTCAGGTAAGGAAGAATATTCTACATTAGAAAGTCTTTTAACACCCTCTGAATTTCCCTCGAAGATATTATTACCTATAGTAAATACCGTTTTACCGCCACTTACATGGACAGGAGAATATACTTTCATTACAGAAGAATTTCCGTTATTAACTGGTATACTTAACTTAGTCTCAGTAGACTCCATTAAGGAAAGGTTATTAACTAGGTTTCTAACGGTAGGGTTGAACGACCATCTAGAAAGTTCCTTAGAAAGAAGAGTAACTGATTTGTTCTCAGAAATTAACCACTTATTTAGAGATTCAGTTACAGGAGAATAAAAGTCAGATCCTGCGCTTTTTTCAATTGAATATAAAGCCTTTGATACTTCGATCTCAGGCAATAGAGATTGGACTTTCTCATTAACTGCTTCCAAAGCAGATTTTACTTTATTATCCCATTTAAAATTTTCAAGCTCCTGAATAAAAGATTCAGCTAGAAGAAATTCAGGAATATTATTACTCTTTAACAAGTGTGTAAACTTCTCACATAGTATTTTAACATTAGGATGTTCGTAAATTCCAGTTCCTTTTAAAGAAAGGATGGACTCGTATACTCCAAGGTTATTAACTGCTTGTGAGTCGATAAAAGCCCTTGCTGAAGCATCAGTTTCTGCTACTTCTCTTAAGCTCTCAGAAATGTTTTCCATTTCAGCACTAGATTCATCTTTTGTACCATCTACGTAAGAACCTGAATTTTTAGAATACGTCGATCCAATTCCTCCCCAAGACTCCATAAGACTTTGAGCTGCAGACCTAGATCTTGCTATCTCTTGGTTTCTTATCATTTCGATAGGGTTTGGTGTGTTTTCCCCTTCACTTTCTTTTACTACCTGATCTACCGATTCGAGGATAGCGGATTCATTTACAGACTCTCCATTTTGTATCTTATTAATGTGAGATTCGCAAATAGATTTAACCTCAGGGTTAGTGGTTGTTTCCCTAAGAGTTTTTAATTGATTAAGTAAGTCCATTCTACTTGTGTTTTTTTACTTTCTATATATCACACCTGTGATATTGAAACTTTTCCATTATATATTCGCCTAAAAGTAATTTTTTTGGAAAAAATTATCTTGCTATAATAATTTCAAGCTTTACATCAATATCCGTGTGTGGGTTACTGAATATAATTCCACCATCTTCATACGGTAAGAAATCCTCACTGAGGTTCCATCCGGTTTTTTCAGAATCCGTCGATCCCAGTTTTCCGCCAGTCAATATCATCATCTCTCCGATGTTATAGGTGTTTCCTCTGTAAGTCCAATAGATGTATTTTTTTACCTGTGGTGTTCCGTTAGTTGGAGTGGGAACTCCAGGTATAATTGGAGTTTGAGCTCCATAAAGTACAGTATTTTTAGGTGATGGATATTTTACTTTTACCGCTACCCATTTAACAAACCCGTTTTCGTCACCAATATCGGTTTGACTTATACTTACACTTTTACTTCTTTTCAGGGATATCTTTAATCTAGAATATGTTATAACCTCATCCTGGAGATCACTAAAATCAAAAAAGTTAGTTATGTTATAATCTTCCTCTAGCACAAATTTATCCTTCCGAAAAAGGAATCCATCCATAGGCTGTGGTGGGCATATTATAGGTCTAGTTGCCATTAGCTTGCTGTTAATATTGTAAGTTTAACTGGATATTCTGTTGGGTTTGAAAATACAAATCCACCAGTTGCTGCTCCAGTATACCCAATTTGCTGGTCCATATCGGGAAGAGTTTGCCATCCCTTCCAAGATGCCTCTGGTTTTACTTGTCCAGTAAGCATCATCATATCAGACATAACGTACCTTAATCCACTGTTATAATGCCAATAAAGTAATCTCTGATCTTCCACAGCATCTGCTTTATAATGTGCCCTAGCCATTACTAAGCTTACCTCTCCTAATGTAGTGTCATAGTCTCCGGGGTCTAAGTTAATTGAGGAATCCGGGGAAATCACAAAAGTTTGTTTCTGATAACTCGAAAAAGATTGCAAAGGGTGGAAATACTCAGAAAGATCTAGCTTTTCATCTATCTCCGCTTGGTATGTCACATTCATGGAGGTTTGAAAAATTCTAACCTCGTGAGGATCGTTATAATTGGAGAATGTTAAATTTACTCTTTTAAGTGATCCAGGATCATTAGCTATTAATGTATATTCAGTATTAAAAGGTCCTGATTGTCCAGTAGTTAATGCAGAATTACTATCACCATAACCAAAAGGTGTACCAGATCCAGTTCCTCCAGCACTTGATCCGCCACCAAAAATTTCTAAATTATCTCCTATGTTTGCGCTCATTTTAAAGTCTTGTAGGATTGATATCGGGGTTTTCCGGTAATTTGACAGAATTTGGTCTTACCCTTGTCTTATTAGAGTTTGCATTAACTATCTCAACATTATCCTGAGAAATTGGTTTTTTATTATTTTCCTCATCTTTCTGAATTTCCTCTGTAGAATCCTCTTTTTCCTCAGATTTATCATCCTTGCGTATATCCATAGGATCTGGTTTAAGCATCTCCAGTGAGGAATCGTAAATAAGGGGCTCACTTATATCTTCATCCAACCCGTCGTTAAGGGTAGAGTCGAGATCAGAAAAATCGTCATCATCAGGGACTTTATCCTCTTCAGGCTTAATATAGTCTACCAAAGACTTAATGAACCCTAAAGCAACTATTGGGAGAATTGCTCCCGAAACAATAGAAAGTATTCTTTTCTGGAATATCTCCTCCTCTTCAATAAGACCAAAAAGCTCAGACCAGGATTGATAGTCTCCTAGATTTACAAAAGCATAGTATGTGTTACCCATTGCTTGCATTGCTGTAAGCAAAAAGAATAAAAACCAAACCAAGCTCTTGTTCATTTTATCCATAGCAATCAACGAAGCAAGGGAAGCAGCAGCACCAACTTCAAAAGCTATAGCAAGAGAAACAGCTAACCATGTTGGGTTTGATAGCTTAAAAAAGTCAATTACGTGGATGGTGGAAATTACAGACACCATCAAGTATAATGACACGAATGTGGCTATAATAAATCCGCTTACCAGTTTTGATTTATTCTTCACTCTTTTCTAATTTATTTTTAATTTCTGACAGGGATATCTTCTTTCTATCAAAATCGTCCTCATAAATAAGAAACTGGAACATCACCTGATTCATTTCATGTCTCATCTCTTCACGGGTTAGAGTATTAATAGAATTAAGTTTATCGAGGATAAGCTCGTTCTTAGCCTTTGTCTCTTTTTCTATTCTGTCTATATCTCTATTTACACCACATTGTCTAAAAAAGATAATTACCAAAAATCCCAATACTACAAATTGGAAGTTGTCTTTAATTTTCTGTATCATAACTATTTACAATTTTAGTTTCTCTATATATCTAACCTAATATACTTTACAACAAAAAATAGGCCCCAGTTACCTGGAGCCCATCTTAATTATGAGTAAATATGGTTATTATGCCAATTCAATACCCTGTTGAGCAGCTGCTAACTCTTTTTCAAGAGCTTGGATTTCCTGAGCATCTGCTTTAGCAGATTCAAGACCTTGTTCAAAGGGTTTAAGCATAGAAATAAAATCCCTAGCCATTGCTAACCCAGTCCCAGATTGCTTAGAAATGAAATAGTGACTAGCTTCCAGAGGCAAAGCTTGCATATAAAGAATGTTATTCTTAATACCATCAGACTTTAACTGATCAAGCACTCTACAAATCTCGATTACCCCTAGTGATTCCTTTTCTTTCCAAGAAGCCTCGTTCTCCATAAAACTCATATACCTTTCAATCTGCTCCATAGATTCAAATTGAATTGCATAAACCTTGGTCGAAATTCTTTTTTTAGCATTTTCAAGATTTTCCTCAGCAGCTTTAATTCTTCCTTCGTTTAGTCTAGAAAGGGCCTCTTCACCTACTGAATCAGCCATTTGGTCAGCATTGATCTCTACTACCTTGTTCTGTGTTTTCTTCTTTGACATTTTAATTCTTTTTATTTTTTAGTTATTTTATGAGTATTGTTTCACTCGGAGATGTTAAAAACATCAAATTCTTCCCTGTTGTGCTGGAGATATACTTTCAACCTTTCCCTTAAATCCTTTACTGGATATAACTTAGGTTTATCCTGAGGTCCAATATGACAAAGGAAACCACCGTGTGTTTCCAAGCCGGTTTCTTCCTCTATGATTAATCTATACAGGCTAATCTGAATTGAATACTCGTTATGTGAATTCTCATATAGATCAGCAAAGGGATGGAGAAGTTTTTTGAAACGCCCCTTTGGGTGTTTATCATCTTTAAATTCCTTATTGGTCTTCCAATCTCCGATTAGGAACAAAAGCTTATTTTTCTTCTTGTCCCACATAAGAAATGGTTGATCCACGGTTCCAGCTAACCTCCATTTTTTGGAGAAAACCTTAAGCTCGGATTCTAACGGAACAAGATCTTGGAACCTCTCGTCCTTAAGTGATAAAAATTTTTCTACTCTACTTCTAACTTCAGGATCTTCTGGAGTTTCAGGATTTAGTCCTGTCCAAAAATCTTCTATCCATTTATGAACCGCTGTACCTAGGACATTAGCAACATTTGCTTTTTGTTGCCATTCTTCCTTCACAACAGAAACGTCTACACCTCTTTCCTGAGCTTTCCTATTTGACCAGTACTCCCTGTCAAAAGGGACTTTAAATTTCTTAAGGAACGTGGTTACTGAATCATATTTAATCCCCTCAAAATGATACGTATGAGCTGACTCGTTAAATATAAACTCTGGATTCTTGAATATGTCTAGCTTTCTCTGATATTCTTCTTTTACTTTCTCTATATTATCCAAGCCCAATATAATTTATTATTAATTCCCAATTCAGTGCAAGTAGTACTATCACAACCACCTCTATTATAAACCTAAAAATCCATATCCACGAAAGATACCTAAAGAAAAAATAATAGATTACAAGATATGAATCACCATTAGTCTCAGGTATAGGTTTAAGAACAGGAGTAAGAACCTCCTGTAAATTAAGCTTAGTAAGATAATCGTTTACTGGTTTAAGCTCTTCAAACACATAAGCAGGTCTAGCATCTACAGGAAATTCACGAGACATAGTGACCTCGGGTGGTAAGTTAACTACTGTATAAATTCTTCTCAGCCAATCTTTCCTGAGTCTAAGTCTTGTCCAGATAGGTGAATTAATACTTTCGTCATATACAGAATTCCTGTACTGGTAATAAACCCTTAACTCCTTAAGGATTTTCAATAACCTAAATATTGCTAATATTCTTCCCATTAGTTAAATTCTGATTTTCCCATAGCATCCTCCATCTTTTTACGTATCTTGGTGCGAGCCCTTCTAATTCTTGTAGCAATAGATCTCTTCTTTATTCCGTACTTGTCCGCGATATCTTTATACTTCATACCATTAATCTCCCGATCTATCATAATATCCCTATATAATGGATCGAGATCTTTGATTTCGTCAATAACCTGTTCGTACATATCGTCGATATCATTACCACCAGAAAGAAAATCCCAAAGTGGATCGTCTTCGATGTTATAAGAAGGATTTTTTTCTTCCGACTTCGCTGAGGTATATTCCATTTCATCAGAGGTCTGTGAAATGTATCTTTTTCTACTCTTCAATAATAGAAGAGATTCGTTTCTTGCAATGTTGTAACACCATGTAGAAAAATTTCCACGCTCAGTGTCATATTGTTCTATCTTTTGCCAGACTTTAGACATCGCATTAAGAAAAGCATCCTCTGCTAATTCAAAGTCCTTTAAGATGTTGTAACAATGGTTTAATACCCCTGGTTTAACCCTTTCATAGAGTGGGTTGAATTCTCTTTCGTTCCGTGTCCTGATGAAGTTCTCAGCCAAGACCTGGATGTTTTTTTCTTTTGCCATTTTGATTCCCCTAGATTCCTTTTTATTCCTATTTAATATTTAATCTAACCAGCTCTATCCCAGCATCAAAAAGAAATTTAAGGGATTCAAGTTTTCTGTAAAGATCCTTGAAAACCAATCTTTTTATTCCACTCTGTATAATTAACTTAGAGCATTCAAAGCAAGGAGAAACCGTTACATAAAGTGTAGCTCCGTCCGAACTCTGGGTACTTTTAGCTAATTTAGTAATGGCATTTGCTTCTGCATGTAATACATGAGGGAGCGTAACGTGAGAAGAATCCTCGCATATATTCGGGAATCCAGTTGGAGATCCATTATAACCATCAGAGATAATAGACTTGTCTTTAACTATTAGACTTCCGACCTTCATCCTTTCACAATAAGAATTTGTAGCCCACACTTTTGCCATTTCTAGATAGACCCGATCCATCTTCCTATCCTTAATAGAATAAAAGGTTTCGCTTAATTCATTGAAATTCTCAACAGATATAGCAACCTTTCCAATGTTCGGATTTGCTATCCAATAATCATTCTGTGAATGCTGCTCCTTTAAAAAGAAATCAGACGAGTTGATAAAAGTTTCTTCCATGTGCGATTTTTGGTAGTTAGAAACAAATATAACGTTTCCCACCGTTTGGAAAAAATGAAGTTATAAACAAATATTAAAAATTATTGGAAGAAGGTCTAAATGGGACGTCGTTAACAACCGTCAGCGGTGATTTAAGTGCTTGGTAGATAGCAGTAAGTATACCTTTGACATCATTCAAATCCATATTACCTCCTGAGGGTTGAGATTGTTGACCTGGGGTTTGCTTAGCTTTGGGTGTGTTCGAACTACTGGTGCTAGATTCGTTTCCTTTACCCAAGCCAAGCTTATCACCACCAGCACCTTTCAAACTAGATGCTGCATCCATTGCTTTCTGCTTCAGTGATTCTACATCTAAATTTGGATTTTTTGATGAAACTTTCTCTGCTAATGTGGTAGCATTATTTACCACGCTTCCCAAGGCTGTTTCGGGGTTTCCACCCGAATCTTTTATTTTACCCTTCACCATATCAGTTATAGAAGAAATTCCAGAGGATAAAGATTCATTAGATTTAATTCTATCCATAAAAGAATTGTTAGTACCATCCTCTTTTGGTGGGGAAATTTTTTCAGTCAAATCTGTCTTAGAAATAACCTGTTCAACAGTGCTTCCAACATCTTCTGGAATACTATCCGAAGATGGTGAATCGCTAGTAGCAGGTAAATTGTCGCTAGAAACTGGTTGAGATAATTTTACAAGATCCTCTTGTGTGAAGGTCTCCCTATCCTGCTCACTTAAAAAATATTTTATCTCATCTTTTAGAGAATCTGGATCCGATAATATCCCCTGTATATCATCCTGACCAAGTTCAGAGTATGCATAATTGATAAAATCCCGAACCTGCCCAAATCCTTCTTCACCTTTAAATAAACCAGTTTCGCTAAGAATGGAGCTCCATTTTACTATATCCTTTGCGGAAAGTCCATCTAAACCCATAGCGTATGATTCGTCTAGTCCACCAATCAGTTCAGATGCTTTTTCTTTCAAATATTTGAGATTCTCGTTAGAAACTATCTGCTCTCCCTCGGCACCTACCAAAAGTTCTGGTCCTTCCTCTCCAACCAAAGATAAACCTCCCTTTTTAAACAACCCACCTCCCTTAAGTCCTGGTATCTGAGATGCTATACCAGAAATTAAATTTCCAGTTTCTCCGCCTCCTATGATGGATTTAAAATCTATTTTTTCTCCACCCCCTATGATGGATTTAAAATCTATTTTTTCTCCACCCTTGACACTAGCGATCATGGATGGCAAGCCTTTAGCAAAATTACCTGCAACTGATCCCAAAGCTTTAGAAAGAACAGATGCTATAACGTCAGGTACTTTACCTTCTAACGTATCTTCGAGCTTACTTCCTACTTTATCACTAATTTTATCACCAACAATATTCCCGATAGCATCACCGGGATTTTTTGAAAGAAGTTCACCTATACCATTACCACCCAATGTACTATTTAAGATATCGTACATACCCTTGGTTTCCTTAGATTGGTTATCCATGGACTTCACAAGATCACCAAACATTTTTTCGAGCCCATCTCCCTTTCCTGTTAATCCACCTTTGGATAAGGAAGTTATTGCTTCGGAGGAAACCTTAGAAATATTATTGGACTCCTTCAATTCTTTCAGGAGGATATCCATATTCTTAGTAAGGTTTGCTATTTCACTAAGCATTTTATTAGTATCTGCTGGCATGTGATAATATATTTTTCATCCTCGCGGACATTCTATATATCCGGAAGAACCGTTCCTAAGAATTTGGGTTTGTAAAATTAAATACCTCTGATTGACCGCTTTCTTCTAAAGCTTTCTTATTCTCCTTATCAACATGCTTATTAAGCATATCAACCCAGATTTGGTATTCATAAAAAGGTATTGTCTCAACCCAAGATGGGTCAACAGAATGCTCTTTCCAGAGTCTAAATTTTAGATTAAAATAATTCTCTAAAGATATCTGAAATAACGAAAAGAGATCGGAACCCTCTGGGAAAGTAAATCGGAGCGGTGACCTCCCCATCACCGCAAGTATCGCATTTTACTTTCAATCTTAAATTAGTACCAATTTTTATCATCTCAGCAAGTTCGAAGTATGCAGAGAATTCTTCCTTAGTCCACTCCTCGTTAGAAGTTATCATAGA